TCAATACCTTTCCTTCATTAGTTTGTACATATTGGATATATCTTCACGAATAAGGATAATAGGGGCTGTATTTTTGTTAATAGCTTGCAACTGTTCCAGTCCTTGGTATTGAATATCTCTCATTTCAGAGATATTGCCAGTTAATATTTCTGCCGTTGCTCGCAAAGATGATACATCCATGGCAATAGCATTTCTCGTATCGTTTCCCTGTTGTACGGCAATTTGCATCGCATAGCCAATCCCAATAAGACTACTCGCTTGATCCGCAGTGATAGCTTCAATGCCTTTGCCTGTTGCCGTTTGAAGGGATTGTGCTTCCTTATATCCTGTTATAGACGAAATATTATCTCTGATAGCAATTCCTTCATCAACGATATCTTGGTATTCTCGTTTTAGGTTTTTCAGATCTTCATCAGAAAGTTGCCCATTCTTCATTTTATCAGCCCACTTCTCATAGAGGGGTTTTAATTTCTTATCCATCAAGTCGCCAACAGCAAAATTGAGCATTGCTTTGTTAAGCAACGTGGTAAAATCATTTGCAAAATCTTGTGCCGACTTACTCATATCCATCAGGTTACTTATGAAGTTTTGCCTCATGGAATCGAAACTCGTCTGCGTCAGATTTTGGTTAATCTTATCTGTCAATTCTTCGAGCTTTCCTGCTAAATCGGTATAATTCTCCCAATACTCACTTTTGTCGTATTTGCCTTGATCCATCATATTCTTCCATACATCTTGATTGTATGTACGAATATCTTTCATCTGTTCAGGCGTTAGCTTATAGATGTCTTCCAACGAATGCACGCTATTGACAGATGCATTCGTATATCCTCCGTTTTTTGCTGCTTGTTGACTTAATGTTTTATTGATCGCTGCATAGTCGGCATCAGACAAGCCCCAGTAATATGCATTTGAGTGATGAGCGCCATGATAACCCATTTGTGTTTTCAGGATTTCCATGGTCTGCTGATTGATTCTCTCTTGTGCATCATAAGCCTTTTGATAATTGTCGACGGCGTTCATACCCGAGCTATTATCAATCGATTCTTTGAGTTGTTCAATGGAATATTTCAAGCGTTCATTCGCTTCCGTAAGCTTTTCCGTAGTCTTTGCGACCTCGGCTGCGTTTCCGCCACCAATACCAAATATACGCCCAACCGATTGTATGGTTTTGATGCCATTCATTGCAGCGCCAATATAATTGCCTGTTGCAAAATCAGCAGCCGCTTGTGTTCCACTATTAAGCGCATCCATGCCGTTATTGACGGCCTTTCCAAGCGCACTGTCACCAAGTCCAATAGCGTCTAAAAGGCCTGGCAGATCTTTTAGTTTTTGCTGAATCTTTGACAAAGAAACGGCAACAATTTCAGCCAAATCATATATGTTTTGTTTAGCTTTATCGTCAGCTTGGCGTTTTTTCTCCGTCGCTTTCTGAACATCCTTTGTCGCTTTCCCTGCCTTTGCTTCTGAAATAGCAAGTTCATCAAATAGTTTTGATAACTCGCGAATACGTGCAGCATTTAATTTAACACTATTATCATTAAGTGTATTGTCTTTAGATGCTGGCGTAATATCTTTCAGGCTAACATTAACTCCTGCATCGCTGAGAATAGACTGAATTTGCATTTTTTTGTCAGTCACATCAACCTGAGCTGAAGCGAGTTGTGTTTGTGCCTTATTCAACTCTTCTTGCGCTTCGGCGGCCTCTTCGAGAAGCCTTTTATGCTCACGTACTTTCTCGTTTGAGATACCCCAATAGTCTTTCTGCTTTGAGATCGCTTCATCAATCTTCGTGATTTGCTCAGACACCGCTTTCATGTCGTTAACATTGAGCGTTCCTGAGCTAAGCAACTCTTTCAGCTTCTTTCGCAGTTGCTCTAAGTACGACGCGCTGAGATTGCCCATGTCAGAAAAAATCGCTTCCCAATTGATAGAATCTTTGAAGTCGGAGAAATTCAAGTTCTTGATTTGCTCTTCCAGTTCTTTCTTCAATTTAGCTGCATCGAAAAGATTTCCTTTGGCTATGGCTTCATCAATCTTCTCGTTGTATTCTTCGACAATAGCGAGGCGTTGTTCTTGCAAACCGCCATATTCTTTCAGATACTCGCGATACGATTGCAAGTTCTCTTGCAATGTTTGGTTATTCGTGTTGTCAATCGTTTTTTGTTCGATAATTTGATATTGCGCTTCTATCTTCTTAATCGGCTCTTGATCAAGATGCTTTTTCTCATCCCATCGATCAATCTTTTCGCCTTTTGCTTTGGCAACTGCTTGTTTTGCGTCAAACTCAGCCTTTTGGCGGTCGCGTTCAGCTTTGATAGCTGCTTCTTTTTCTTTTTCAATCTGTTCAATTTCTTTTTCCAGCTCACGATTACGCTCTGCTATCACTTTGGCTGAACCTTCCTTCATAGCTTTTATCTTAGCATCATAGACCTTTGATTCAAGCTCCTGTTCTGCCTTTGTTCGCTCATAAGCGTTTTTAAATGTCACTTCATCAAGTTTATCCTCTGCGGCATTTATTTGTTGCTCTTGTCGGGCCATTTTTTGAGCTGCACTTTGAGCACTCTTGGCAGACGATTTTTCTTTGCTTGCAAGGGAACGTTTCGCTGATGCTTCTTGTCTAGTAAGCATTCTTTGCTCGCTAACCATCTGTGTCTGCGTGCGAAGGACTTGTATTCTTAGTTCACGTTCCTTAGCAATATCTTCTAGTGATTTGGTATGTAGCTTTCCATTTTTCTCGTGCAATTCAACGAGTTGTTGCTGCTGTTTTATCTGAGTGTCATATTTTTGCTTAATAAGTGCCTTTGTCTCTTCAATGGCGGCAATCTTTTCTTTTCCTTGTAGTGTGTATATTTTATTTCTTGCTTCCGCAATCTTAATATCTAATTTCGCCTGTTTCTCCTTATTTTGAGAAATGGCTATTTCTGTATCTTTAATCTTCCCTGCGAGCGAAGCTGCTTGTGATGCATTAGTAAGCATATTGCCAAATGCGCTCCCTAACTTCTTCCCTAAATTATCATCAGTGAATGCATTATAGGCTAACTTTACTGCACCAACTACTCCAGAGACTTGCGTTTTGAAAACATCGATTATAGTTTCGCCAGCACCCTTTAAGCCTTCCCATGTCTTTTTAAGACCTGATGTAAAAGTGACCCAATCCATATTGAGGACACCTTTGATAGTTGTCCCAAGGCCACCGAGGAGGTTTACAACAGCCGTAATTGCAGTTTTGAATGTTTTGACAAAATTTCTGCCAAAATCACGTAATGGGCCGTTGGGTTTAGTGAAACTCTTGTATAGATACTCGCCAAAAATGATGATAATATCTGTGACAGATTTTGCAAGTGAGCCAAAATAAGCCATAAGCCTCGTGTAGACCTTTTGCCCTTCTGCAGATTTTGTCATCCATGTATGTACTGCCTTAAATGCAAGTGCAACAGCCGCTATCACTGCTCCGATAGGTGTAGCGCACATAGCCCACAAGGCTTTTGTAACAGCCTTGATGGCGGTCAAAGAGCCTGCAACAGGAATACCAAGGCCCTTAAATGCTTCGCCGATAACGCCAATTTGTGCTTGTAGCTTGCCGTTGGCGGTCATTACATTGACAATACCGTCTTTAAAATCATTGAGCCCAACTTTCGCTTGGGTAAATTCCGCTCCAAATCGCTGAGCGAAGGAAGAATTGCCAACCTTTTCTTTCAACGCATCTAATGGCGAAAGAATGGAACTCTTTATCTTCTCTCCAAATTCAGAAACTTTTTGTCCTGCATCAGATAAACTATCCCTTAGCTTTCCGACAAATGTCTGCTCGTTCTTTTCACGCAACTGCTCTTGAAGGTCTTGTATCTGTTTTTTCGTCTCATCAATTTTTTGACCAAGGGTATCAAGATCTTGTTTTTGTTTTGCTGTAAGGTTGTCCTTATTTGCAAGTTTGTCGTACTGTGCTTCGTAGTCTGCGAGTCTTTGTTTAGCATCATTAATTGCGAAGGATATGTCAGCTATGTTTTGTGAATAATTCGCAAAACTCACATTTCCTGTTTCTTCGCCGCTCTGCTGAAACTCTTGCAATTTGCCCTTAGCTTCGCTGAGCTTTTCTTTCGTAGTTTCAATTTCTTGATTGAGCGTACGTAGGCCTTCTAACTTGTCGCTGCCAAATGTAAGGCCAGAATTAGCAAGCGCATCTGCTGGCACAACTGGTATCGAGAAACCGCCTCCGACAGAGAGAAGTTCTTGCTTGCGTTGCTGCAAATCTGAGATTTTCTTCTCTAATGCATCGATTTCGGAGGTCAGTTGCTCAAAGCTCTTAATCTCTTGCGAGCTCGCTTCTTGTGTTTTTTGCGAAGTGTTTGCTGCATTGTCTTGTGACTTGGCTAAGCGTTCATGGGCTTCGACAAATTTATCAAGCGCGGCTTGGCTTTCTTCAACAATTTTCTTTTGTGCCTCGAATTGTTGGTTTATGGATTGCGTTTCTGCTTGCCATTTTTCGACATCGGCACTGTTTGTAACATTCCCTTGACTATCGAATTGATAACCATTGCCAAAGGGGCGCGAGTTATGTTCTTCTCTCTGTTGAGCGAGTTCGTTAAGTGCTTTTCTTTGTTCTTCCAAAGAGGCCGTCTCTTGATCTATAATACGTTGATATTGCTCCTCAGATAGGCTGCCTTGTTGCATTCTGTCAATAAGTCGGCCATACATCTGCTCTTCGGCAGAAATGTTTTCTTGATGCTCCTGCCTTGCTTTGGTATTTTGCACAACCGCATCTGTTTCCTGACCAAGTTTAGTAGCATTATCAGCATGAGATACGCCCTCAGCCAGAGTGCTTGCTGCATTGGCAGTAGAGGCAACACTATTAGCAGTTTTTGCGACACTGTTAGCCTCAGATGCGGCCGCATCAATTGTATTAGCAGTAGATGATGCAACTGATATAGCTTCAAGAGCTTGATATGCTCCGCTGACTTGGGCAATAGAATTTCTTACCTCGTCGTATGAAGAAGCAAGAAACCTCGCATCTTCTTGGTTCATTTGTAAAACCTGTTTTTGTGCATCAATCTGCTTCGCTATCGCATTGAAAGCATTAGAGCCTCTTTCTGTTTGCGATAACTGCTCGTTGAGTCGTTCGATAGTCCCACGGATAGTTTCAACACGTTTGTTGGCCGTGTCGATCATTTCTGGTACTATCTTTATGCCATTTGTCGCTTCGTCCATGGCCTGTTTAAGCACGTTCATTGCTTGCGTCGTCTTAGTGGATAAATCACCATCCGACTTAGCAATATCATTGAGTGCATTGGTCATGCGCTGCGACAAAGCATCCGTATCAACGCCAACTTTATTGAGTTGATCACATAGCTTATCAAGTGTTGTCTGGATGTCAGATATATCTATCTGACCACTTATGCCAAGTATGTCTTCTGCTGCCATATTATTTTCTACATAAAGCTCATGAAGAAGTCGTTTGCGTGCATTGAACCTTCAATTGGATGAAACTCCTTCTGTGGCTTGGTTGATATATTAGCTCTTTCCTGCTTCTCATCCTTATCATCCAAGTTAAATGATGGGATAGAGCGGTTCAAAAGCATGATGTTAAGGTATGAGCGCCTAAATACGACCTCCTCGTAACTCATACGAAAATATTTCATGACTCCTCCGATGATTGACCATGGGGAGTCGTTTGGGGCTCCGTCATGATCTTTGTCTTGGTCAGGAAAATTATAGAGGTCAAGAAAAAATTTGTGTTAAATGAGCTGCTGATAAAGGTTATGAGCATGTTGAATGCCGTTATATCGAGGTGGCGACGAATATAGCCGCCCCATAATTTACGCGCCCACTTCTTGCGGAAAGCACACACGATAAACACGTCGCACATCAGGCGAGCGTCACCGCTACGTTCAATAAGGGTATGGATGATATTTATCTTTTCATCTTCTTTCCATGTTGCTTCCTTGATGTCGTTAGCAAAAACACCCATTTCGTAAATCTGCATCAAGGTCAATGGTTTGACCCTGAATGTAAATTTGCCGACTTTGATTTTGAAGGCCGTTTCTTGGAGTGTCTTTGCAACTTTTTCTTTATCTGATGTCTTCATTGCTTAAAAATGTAAAGGCGGTGCGGCTTAGGCCTTTACCCTTACCTCACCGCCTTAGATTGTTACCTGAATCTATTGAGAATTGTTACACCGAGCTCTTCTTCTGTTGGATAGTGGCCGTAAAGCCATTACGATGGCCACTGACCTTCTCGCCCTTGGCATCAAAGACAGCCATCTGGCGGCACTCAATGTTAAGGTTTGGAAGGCCTGACTTGCCAATAGAGCCACTGCGCGTGACGGTTAGCTTCATCTTTGACCACTCAAAGGTACGCGAAGGAATATCGTCGAGGTCTTGTGTCTCGATCTTGATAGCCTTATAAACCTCCGTCTCTGTTGGCGATTCATTAATGTAGCCCTTTGTGTCGACGGCAGAATAGCCAAGAAGGGCTTTGAAGTTATCCTCCGAGAGATCGTAGGTCTGCACAGTGAACCCCTTAGTAGCCGCCGAAGTGACCAATACAGCATACGGATCTTCTGAGTCCTCAATCTCTATGTCCTGCGTTTGAGCGGCCTGATCATTAAAAGTGAGCGAACCCGTAGGAATTGCCTTTAGGGTATTGGCATAGTCCGTAGGATAGCCACCATTTGCTACGCAATCAGCAAAAGAAAATTGCTTAATGCCATAAACACCGTTTTTTGCCATAGTTTTATGCTTTTAGATTATTGTATATTACGTTGAATTTTAAGTTGATATAATATGTATCATCATTATCCAATGTCGGGCGTGAGTCAGCGTAGAACTCAAAGATGCACTTTCCGAGATACTGACCGCCATCCACATCAAAAGGCGCAATGATAGCTTTCGCTATGTTTTGCAGCTTTCCAACATTCGGCATGTTAGTTGATGTCTTGGGGACATGAATATTCACATTTACAGTACCTTCTTCAATTACATCACGCCTGACGAATGGCAGATGATTGATAGCTATGTAACTTACATGCTCCATTTTCTCAGGGCGTTCATACTTGTATATTCGACCTTTATCAACTCCTAAGCTCTCTATCTTACGATTGAGATACTTATACATTTCAGTTACCGCTTCATCACCAAGTACCATATTTCTCACCCTCCATCTTTAATGAGTTCAAATGCCTCTTTTAACACCTTTTTCATTTCGTCTCTCAAGTAGTACCGTGTAAGGTACAGAACATTATATCCTTTATCTTCGACATACTTGCCGTAGTTCATACCTGCCACGATCACAAGCGAATAGCCTTTTGGAGCAACAACGCCATCTTGTTTTGCATAGGCTTCAAGCGCATTGTCTACGCCTTGTTGGCCTTCTTCTACTTCGTCTGGCTTAGGTATCTTGCCAGCTCTTGCAGTTATAAGCCTCCCATCAAAATAAAGAGCGAATGATATGGAGTTTTTTAGATTAGCTGTTCGGTCTTTGTAACCCTTTACGGCCATAGAATAAACAACGGCTTCTTCCGCAAGTTGCAACAGGCGCGTATCGAGAAAGTTCAGAATTTGCTTACGTTTCTCGTTCAGCTTCTTTTGCAAAGCTTCTCGCCCTTTAAGTTGTATCTGCGCATTTGCCATCGTCTAAAGCCATAATTTCAGGTAGCGTTTCTTGTAGGTAACGAACCCTTTTACTTCCATCTGCCTATCAATTGTGCTATCTTTCTTGGTTATCCAAACTTTATCACCTTCTTTTGGCAAGAGATAGTATTTCCTCTTAGAAAGAGGAGCTATCAACTCGTATGAGTAAACGTATTGCTTGCCATCAAGCAAGGTGACTGAACGAGCGCTTGTGTTTGGCAGAATGATACATTTCCCGAAGTCAAGGAAACGCAAATCTTTCACCTCGATAGCATTCCCATTCTCGTCAAAGCCTTTTTGAATATCGTCATCTACATCATCAAAGTTAGGCGTGCCATCATCATTCATAGCGTAACACCTATCTCCAATCTGCAGATATCCGACATTGTAGACTTTTGCGCCTATCTTTAACGTATCTTCAAAGTTCATGTATCAATTTTTACCAAACCTTCGCGCTTGTCACACAGTAATCATCAGAGTCATTATCGATAACAAGGTCAGCATCCAATCCAGCGTCTTTCGCAATAGATTTAATCATGCTATCGATCAAGTTCTTGTTGTCTTTGTACCCTTGGGAGATACCTCCGACATTTTCACTTGACAACACACGCATCTTGTATAGAATGCGCATGGCAGCATAAGCAACAGGCTTCTTCACACTTATAGAGTAATCGTCTTCGACAGATGCTGAGACGCTGAACCTTTCAGCTGCGTCTATAAACATCTTTTCTAACGTTTCATCAGATGTAGAGAAGGGCTGTATCTCGCTTGCTATGGCTTCCGAAATTGTCATGCTTACCTTGTTTTCGTAATTATCATATCAACCTTTACACTCTTGCGTTATTCGCCTACCACCAAGATGAGATAATCGTCGATGCCATCGAAAACAGGCTGCATCCACATTTCGTTGGTGATATGGTAGCCTGTCTTGTCACGCCAGAATCCGACGAGGTTATCATCATAGGTTGAGTAAGATACGTTCGGGATTGGATCGACGGCTTCCAAGGGCTCGGCGCACTTAGGTACAGCTACCTTGTCAGCGCACATGGCTACCACTCGGTTGTCAGGCACGAGGTTGACAGTTGTTCCGTCTGGCAGGTCAACGAACCTATCCTCATCAATCTGAATGATCGGCAAGAGGATGGAGCGCAGATAGATGTTCATCTGGTCGACAGAAATCATCGGCACGCTCGGGTTGACTTGCAATGTGCCAAGGTTGAGTTTAAACGTGTCCTTGACCTCCTTAGCCTGACACATTGCGTAGAATGTGTTTTCAGACATTCGGAGGCGTAGAATCTTGCGACCCTTCTTCTTGGCTTCGTCCTTAATGGCCTTGATATCCTTGAACGGAGTTGCGCTCTCCTGACCCCAATTGATCGTTGATTTAATCTTCTTGACACCCAATTTGAAGGTGTAAGACACATTAGCCTTCGAGTTGTTGGTACGAGAAACGGTCTGCGTGCCCTTAAACAAGCCCTCAAAATAGAGCATATCAATACGCTTATGAGGCGATATAACGGCACGCTCAAACGGGCGGAAAGAGAATGTGATCAACTTGTCATACTCCGTATTGAGCGTTGCTTGCGTATAATTGCCACGGCCAGCGATGTCGTTGTACTTACCCTCAAGGTAGTGCAATTGATCGAGATAATCATTATCCAGCTCCCACTGATCGGCGATGCGGCCAATAGAGCCAATCATCTGTTGGAAGTCAGGCATGGTGTGCACAGGGCGCTCCGCATTCTTAGCGACCACCGAACCGACCATTGCAGAGGTATACTTGGCAATATTAGCCTGATAGACCTTAGCAGCGCAGTACTCAACGGGTTTCATTTCAGTCTTCCACTCCGCCTTATACGAAGCAGTCTTCATATACTCGTCGATATACGCCTGAAAGGACTTCGGGTCTTGTAAAGTCTTTAAAATACTATTCATAGTGCGTTATCCTGATTAAAGTTATTGAATTTTGAAAAGCGCAACACCGTTGGTGTTCAGGCCATTCTTGATGTCGGCATTGATGGGATAAGGAAGAGAATCCTCTTCTACCTCCATGACTTGCAAAGTAGGAGTAGCCGCAAGAGAAGCATCTGCCTCTCTAAGGTCAAGTGTGTCATAAGACAAGCCAAGAAGGATGTCTTTTGACTTATCATAGTCTGACACGACGGCGTTTTCTGCCACATCGTTAGCGAGAGCACCAATAGTCAATGTATCGATGCCGCTTGCTGAGGAGACTGCCGTTATCTTTGAACCCGCGATAGTGTCGCCCACTTGGAAAAGCGATCCACTGGCAATTTTAAGGGTTGTAGCTTGCTTGACTGCTTTCTCAGTTACAGTCGCAGTCTTTACCGCTTGTGCCTTTCCACCTGAAACAAGACGCAAAACAACTCCCTTTGCTAACCATTTGAGCGAGGCAGGGAGGTTTGAACGATCAAGGTCATAACCACCCTGTCGACGCACGCACTGCTCTTCCCACCAAACAGCCTCCTTGATGTCAGTAGGCTTCGTTGTGTGTAAAAACATTCCTTTGTTTGACATGATTTTTTCGTTTAAAAGTTTGAACTCTTAGGATGCTTAATCTGCTTTTGTCGTATGACGCTCAGCATAACCTTGCATTCTCTTTAAGAAATCATCTTGCTCATCCTCTGGAGAACTTTGCTTAGGCGCTTCGACATATTTTCCGCTTGTAACCATTGCTTGTTTAAGCTCGGTCCAATCATCAGAAATTTTCTGTGCGACTGCATCAAGGTTCTCTTCCTTGTCGAGCTGGTAGCGCGAACGGAACACTTCGGGGATGTCTTTCAGCTTATCGCTTCCTTGTAATATGGAAGCAAGGTGAGCTTTCTCTTCTTTCTCCTTATAAGGCGCGATAGCCAAGGCGACTGCTTCCGAGATTGCTTTCTGATTGTCTTTTGCTGCTTCAGCAATCATATTTTTCACTTGATCGGCTGTCAGCGCACCCGGTTGAGGAATGATAGGCGCAGGCGGTTCGGGCTCATTATTCTTAGCGTTAGGATCAATCCAACCCTCGTACTTCTTTCCAGTCTCGGAGACTGCTCGATTGAACATGGATTGCATTAAGCCAGCGATAGGCTCGAAAGCCGTGATGGCACCTGTAACATCTTCCTCTTTTGACTCATCTGTTAGGCCACGACTTGCAACAATCTGGTCTACCAACTTGGAAAGTTCGTCCTTCTTCAAACCGTACTTTGCAAATGACGTTTTGGCAGAAGCAAGCACTTTTTCTTTAATTGTCATAGTTGTTCTGTTTTTGTTACTAAATGATTATACGGCAAAGATAATTATACCTATTAATAATTTTAGAAGAATTTTCTTCGCTGTGTAAACAAAATAACCGTGGTTGGAGAAATTTGCTATTTTAGGCCGTGCTTCTTTTTTATTAGGTTAATCTTAGCTCTTAACTTATTGATGTCTCGTGCATTATGATTGCTTAGGCGAACCACATGGTAACCAAGTCGCCAAATGCCAGACGAGCGATTGTTATCCTTGCGTTTTTGGTCTTTTGTATAATGATAACCTCCATCAAGCTCTAAAATGGTTTTGATTTCAGGAAGATATATATCGGCAAAATATAATCTCCTCCCTGTCATAATTGGTTGCTGCCGCACAATACGATACCCAAGCAGCAAACAGTTCTGTGCAGCCGCTTTCTCGGCATCCGTTGTGTTTGATAAGAGCTTACAACGGATTTGTCTTATTAGAGCCTTATTCACTTTCAATGCTTTTCTGTTTATGTGAAATTTCGTAATAGCTTTAGAAGAAGTTGATAGGTTGAGGTCGTCTATCAATCCTTCTTCTAATCCTTCCTTGTTTTGATTTTGATTCAAGCACCTATTCTAAAGTCTTCTGCTTTAATCATCGTCTGCCTTCTTTTCTCTTTGTTAATCAGAATAATGTTTGTTGCGCCATTTCCCAGCGGATGCGCTTGCAAGCCTTGTCGTAATACTCCTCGTTGAGCTCAAAGCCGATGAAGTTGCGCTTCTCGCGGATGGCCGCTATGGCGGTGGTGCCGCTGCCAATGAAAGGATCAAGTACCGTATCACCTTCGTTACTCCAACTGATTATATGATCACGGGCAAGACGAAACGGATATACGGCAGGATGTCCTGTTTTATTTTGGTCACGGCTGATTTTCCACACATTAAACCTTCTGCAACGTTCTTTCACGACCCGCTTCCTTCCTGTTTGTTTTCTATCCTCTGCGCAACTCCTTGTTTCGCACGTAGAAACCGAACCTATAGAAATGTTCTCATGGTCGGCAATAAGGTTCAAATGAGTAGGCTTGCTCCCTTTGCATAGAACAAACATGTACTCGAACACATCATAATACCGTCCTTCTGTTGGGGCTTGCGGTGATGGCTTTTCCCAAATCATCGTATCATAAAGATTAAGCCCACACTCTTTGAAATATAACGCCTGTCGAAAGGATGTACCAGACTCGCTGCCATTTTCGCATCCGTCGCTTACAATCCAAACACATACGCCGCCTTTTGCCAAAACACGCTTTATCTCTAAAGCGACATCTTTGAATTTTTCAAAACAAAGACTCCTTCCCACACCGCCGTATTTGCGTAGGTTGTCGTAAGGAGGGCTTGTCACAACTAAGTTCACGCTCCCGTCTGGAACATTCTTCATTCCCGACAAGCAATCCTCGTTGTATATCTTGTTTAGCTCTATCATGCTTTGTTACGTTTTAATCGGCACCTTCAACAATCGTAAACCCATGCCTCGCAGCCGTTGTGTCTCGTCGTGCCGAGCGTTTGGTCTCGCTGTCGTAGCGGACGATGCGAGGGTCGCCTAATGGGTCGGCAAAGTGGCTATACTTTCATTTCCGGACTAAATTTCACTATCTTAAGGGTGAGCTGTAGTTCGTGAACGTACTTTATATGACATAAGAGTGCATAGCCTGTCACGTTGTAATACTTTATAAATATTGCCCAAGCGTATTTTTTTCGTTCTATAGCCAAATATCTGGCAAGGGAACTGCCTGCTCTGGCTTTGATTGGCCTTGTGAAGTACTTGCCCTCAACATCTTCCTTAAAGCCATTGTTGCGAAGGATTTCGGGCGTGATGGGTACGCCATCGATGTTGTTGCACCATGTTCCCCATGGACCGTCGTCTTCGTCGTTGGCAGCTTTCAGAGTGACGGCTCCCTTCTTGTCATTATACTGTCGGTCGGAATGGATATCGGTAACGATGCACAATGTGCCTTTCGGAAACACGCAGTCTTTGTTAGTCTGCACAATGTCGCCTATTCTAAGGTCTTCGGGGTTAATCATTGTCCTCTACATTTTCGTTAATTGTTATTACTTCGCCTTAAAGTTGTATATCGGCTTGATGCGCTTCACCACGGTCACGGTGTCGTCAATCAGCTCTTCAATCTCCTCTGCCGACTTGTACGCCATTGGTGCTTCGTCGATGGTGGACTCGCATACCGATGTGGAGTATATGTCGTGCATCTGTTGGCGGTATTCCTCCATGCTGAGCTGCTTCTTGGCCGCCGAGCGCGACATCAGTCTGCCTGCACCGTGCGGAGCCGACTGAAGCCAGTCGTCGTTGCCCTTGCCTGTACACAGAAGCGAACCGTCGCGCATGTTCAGAGGGATTATCAGGGGCTCGCCACGCTTTGCGCTCACAGCTCCCTTGCGTATTATGCCGCCGAAGGTGTCGAGATAGTTGTGTACGGTAGTGAACGAGTCGTCCGACACCTTTATTCCAAGACCTTTGACGATAGTTTGCGCCATAAGTCGGCGGTTTAAGTCGGCATAATGCTGACACAAGCGCATGGCATTGAAGTAGTCGCCAAGCAAAGGGCCACTGAGATAGGCTAAATCCTTGGGGATAGTATTCAGTTGGCGCAACGCGTCGTTTATCTCGTTTTGTCTGCCAGAGGCTTTCAATGAGAAAATGATATGCTCGCGTTCCGCGCTATTGTCACATATCTTTTCCGCCAGCTTCTGAAAGTGGTTGCATATCTTCACGCCCAGATTACGGCTACCCGAATGTATCACGAGATAATGTCGTCCAAAGCTATCCACGTCCACCTCTATGAAGTGGTTGCCGCCGCCGAGTGTGCCTAACGAGCGCATGACGTAATTGAGGTCGAAGCAATACTTCCAGGGAGGCAGCAGCTCCATGATTTGGATTTGCATAACGTCAACCATCACCGAAGCCAAACACTGCTCATGCACGTTGTGTCCACTTGGTATGTTGTCGTTGATGACGCGGTCGAGCAGGGACATGTCAATGTCCCCAAAGCCCAAGTCCACAACAAGCATACCACAGCCTATATCCACGCCTACGGTATTAGGTACAACCTTGCCACGGGTTTCAATCACAGTGCCTATTGTGCATCCCTTGCCGGCATGACAATCGGGCATAATGCGAATCTTACAGTCGCGGTAAGCATCGCTCTCTGCCATCTGCCTTACTTGCTCCTGAGCTTCAGGTTCGATGGTCTTTGCAAAAATCTTTAAGTCACTCATTGTTCGTTGTTCTCTATAAATCCGTTAATGAAAAGAAATGTGCAGTGGTTGAGTTTTCCTTCTACTCGCTCGTCTGAATCATGCCGACTACGAGGGGGCGTGTTGTGTCGGTCATAGCCTGACAGGTCCAATATTCAACCCCAAAAGAGCCTGCCGGCAGATCACGCCGCAGCCATCAATGATACCCAGGCAAGAGTCGCATTCCAGACAGGCTATAGAACACACAGCAGGGTGGCCTTGTCTGTAGCCGCAGGACACTCCTTTTTCCATATAAAGGTTTTTGTCCTTCACAAAGGTGTGGATTGCTTTTGCAAAACGCTCCAGCTCTCCATTCATCCTTTCCAGTTTGTCGCAATGGTCGCGCATCTTGAGCATATTGCCGAGCATCTGCTTTTCAGGGTCGTCCTTGCGCTTCTCCATTCCTCGCAACTGACGAACCACGTCGTTGTAGTCGTCCACGAGCTGATGCACGCACTGCACAAGCTCGATGTTCTCTGCCTTCAGGTCGGCGATGATGTAGGCAAGTGCCTCCATGCGGTTGTTGTCTTCTGTTTTTATTGGTTCCATGTTTTGTGGGGTTTGTTTAATCTATATACTATATATGGGGTGGCGTCAGTCATACTCAATCATGCTTTCCTGCCGCTACCACCTTCAACGCTTCGAGCAAGGTTTTCTCGCTGATGCCGTTGCCTGATGCCAGACCACTCTCCTTGACCTCGTCAAGTAGACGACGGTTCACTCCGCACTCTCTGAGCATATCCTCGTGACAAGCGTTGACAGCACGAATGACATCCGTGCGCAAAGACTCGATAGCGTCCTTGAGCGTGGCTTCATGCTCCTTCTTGATTCCTTCGGCTATGACCTGAGAAGGGAGAGGAAAATCGAAATGGCAGACTCCCTGTCTCCCATCAACAAGTTGGTTATTGGCTTGCACACTACGTAATTGTTGACATCCGTCGTCGAACTTTACGAGATAAATGCCATCACCATTCGGATAATGGTCAACGAAACAATGATCGCTCGTAGGATTATGTCTCGATTCTTCAATCACACCGACAATCGGTATTCTCACTTCTTGTTGCTCCATAAATCTTTTATGTTTAGTTAATCTTCTTAAATATCCAATTTATTCTTCCATTTGGGATCATGGATAGAGCCCTCTACGATACATGCGTAATTATCCAATGTATATCCAAAATCTTTTAGACCAGAAAGTTTTATAAATTCACCATTTTCTTCCTTTAATGAAAAGCATCCGGAATTTTTGACCCATTCTACAATACAAAGGATTGAACCAACGCGTAGCACATCGCCTTCGTAAATCTCCGTGCCATTCATGTCGGTGAAGCCGGTGAACTGACAGACGGTATCGGGGTCAACAATACAGAAATTAAATACGCTCCCACTACAAGGCTCCAGAATCCTGACCTTTTCATCAGGAAGCGCAAGTAGTGAGCCGTATGCCGTCTCACCCTCACGTTCTGGAGTAATACATGTTCCTTTGAATTTGATTGTTCTCATATTTTCTACTTTTTAGTCAATCAGCTCAAATTCGTAGACTACTACATAAGGGTTGCTCTCCCAAGTGCCTTTGCTGGAAATGAGGTCGATAAGGGAGGCGTAGGCTTCCTGCGGAGTTCGGAACGAGGAATTGGCAAGACCGTGATACCAATACGTCGTGCCTTCAAGCCCTACGTTGTCGTCACGCCAAATGCCTTCTTTCAGGCAGCCTCCATTGCTGATGTCTTGCAGACGTTCTACGCGGATGTTGTTGATGCGAATATGATGGGGCATAAGGTCTGCACGGACAAACATCTTGTTTTTGCATCCTTTCTCGTATCCGATGCGCTCCAAAGGCATTCCGTTTTTGCCACAAAGACGATAAAATTCATCGTCATTTAACAGATCTTCGTATCTCTGGGCGATGGCTATGGTTTCACCGAGTTTATAGTTGGCGGTTTTAAGCCTATTGTTGCGAAGCATAAGCAAAGCTTGGCCGTTGTCGAGCTTTTTGAGTTGGAAATCTTCATCATCAAACACAACAAACCCGTTTTGCGTATAGGCTATTCTTCTTGTCTGTGTCTTTCTGCCTTCAAGTACGGCCTGTGTAAGACCGTACTTGTCGTTGAACATAATCTTCTTCATACTCTATATTTTCGTTTTAACGTATTAGCCCTGTCTTAAATCTGTTTTCCTTCAATCTGACGATATGGAACAATGATCGTCAGGCTTCAACTGCTCGTCCGACAATGACTCCGAGCTATACAGCGACAGGTCATTATGCCAGTGGTCTTCGTCGCCTATGTTGATGTAAGGGTTCTCGGGTATCTCGCAAGTTTTCACACTTACCACCCACTCGCTCGGTATGTACGAGGCGAAAAACTCCATCTTCCTCTTAGAGGAGCCTTGTTGGTATATGGGGCAATACTTGCCGCCGAACATATAGCACAATGACCTATGGATCTTCCCGTCCAACGCCTTGAATGTGACCTTATGGCGGTTGCCACGGTGTAGTACTGCCATGACGCGGAGAAAGTCCTTCCATCCCACATCCCTGTGCAGCTCGCCTCTGATATTGTTGAAATAGCACTCCCAGAGGTTACGACGCATGAAATACCAGAGAAAGTCCATATCGTCGTCGCTCATCTGTGGAATGCTCTTCCACACAATATCCTGCCAGACGTATTGACGGAGGTGCGAGCCCCTTGCGAATCCCTCGATAGCATAGAGGAATTCATGGCGGTCAAGACAGATGGTAATCATGAATCACCTCCTTTCTGTCTGTATCATGGGAGCAACGAACGATTTGTGCTTCGGTGTTGTTTTTTATCTGATAGGGGCATCTATTACATTCAAGCGCTCCTACTTTGTTTATCGCATGCGTGTATCGCCCATATTCACCGAATGGACAATCTGTGACATACTCGGTATGCCCATAAATAAACTCGCGAATATCGTATGATACCGCCGTTCGTCTTCTGTTCTTTTTCCTTTCGTTTTGTTCCATTTTTGGGAATCTTAGTTTTTTATAATCTATATATACCAAGCTTTATGCGAGGCCGATGGGCACAAGCTGGCTTCAGCCAGCGTATGATGTATAGATGTTTTATCTATTACAGTATATGTGTTAGCTTTGACTAAATAAGCATAGTTTTTGGTTGTGAAAGTAAATCCAGGTACAGGATAAAAATTCACCCCTTTTAAGAATTTCTTCTTAAAATGGTTCTCGCAAGCTATGAATTTGCGAACGATCGCAAACTTAACATAATCAAAAGCTGATTTAATGCACACACCGAGCTTGATTGCTATTTTTTGATACGACAGTCCCAATTCAGTATATTTCTCACCCTTTCCGTACTTCCTTATAATTCGCTTGGCACACTTGATTGTTTTCAAATCATGCGAGCTTTGCATGAGCAGAAATGCACGGTGGATAAAATCTTTCCTTCTTTGAAGGATGCATATCAAAATAGCATAGAGGGATTTTTCTACATCTGCTAAGTTTTTATATGATACATTTTCTAATCGTTGGTTTCGATCTTTGTGTTTAGACATAATAGACATGAAAACGAGTGTTCCGCTTTCTGTCTTCACAAGTCCGCGCTCTTTCAATGTTTGCAAACGTGATCGTATAGCAGACGAACTCGCGCCTGTTATTGAGCGCAACTTGTTTACTGAGTATCTATTGCAGGTGTTACTATTTGTTTTAGCGTGATAAAGTAAGACCAATGCGATGGCTTTCAGAAACTTTTTGTCCCTGAACATTTGATTAGCCATGCTGTGTCTCATATTTTTAATCATCGTTTATATATAAAATGAGGTCAGATGAGAGCGAAATCTAGAAAAACTCCCTACCTGACCTCTATCTATAATTCTCACGCTTGAGCATATCTTCTTATCACCTTCTAGATTTCAACCGCAAAATTAAAAAGAATAATTGAAATATTATATTAACAAACCTTAAAAACTAATAATGAACTAATAATAAATATTAATTGCGTATTAGAGAATTTGCTTAGATGAATACATATTATTAATTTTGCGACATAAATATTAATGACGACATGGAAAATCCTAATAATTGGTCTCTTGAAGAGATAAAAGAAACAGCCTTTGTGATAGGCTCAGCGAGCGTCGCACTTGCTTTATTGTTTGTAACGACGTGGCTTGCCTACATCTTTGGCTAATTAATAATCATATAATACATTACAATTATGAATGCAATGACAATGAATTTGATGGGAAGCGCCCCTGTGGTACAGGCTCCTGTCACAGTTGAAGAGAACAAATTGATGAGCGACAACTCTAACAAGTTCCTCGATTTTGAGACTTCGAAGGTTCAGATCCTCACGCTCGAACAGCTCGAGCGCACAGAGAAGGAGAATGATGTCAACGGACAGCCCTTGAAAGGCATCTACCACTTCGATCTCATCCGTCAGATACAAGATAAGTGTCTGCGCTATGGCTACCAGCCTGAGATCTACGACTTGTTTGCTGCTAACAACAAAGATCGCAACACACCAGGCGTAACAAGACTCCCCGAGAAGGAGGCGTTGATTGGCGACAGAGCCGTAGAGGCGCATATCTTGCGCCGAGTGTTTTGCAACATCCGTTTGCGTGACCTTGATTCGGGTTCAGGCAATGATGCAATAACAACAAATATGTCAGTGTCGTTCCATCAGAAGGGCATTCAACTTGGCATCGGCCGGAACGTGGTTATCTGCCATAATCAGTGCATGCTCAATGCCGAGAATTATGCCGCCACGTATTCGGATATCAATAGCGGTCGGCGATCATATCAGCTCAACGAGCTATTAGGCAAGGCCGATTCATGGCTTGCCAACTTGCGTGATATTGTAGCATCTGACGACGAAACTATTGTGCGCATGAAGCAGCGCAAGATTATCGCACAGGAAATGTTTACCATCATCGGAATGCTTACCGCTTTGCGAGTGGCCTCCGAGACGAAACACAAGTCTATTCGGAACATTCAGGTTGTTCCGCTCAACCAAGGACAGATAAGTAAGCTCACCGAGAGGATGATGCTCACCTACGCCGAGAAGAACGAGGTGACTGCTTGGGACTTGTATAACGCTGCAACAGATATGTACAAATCTACGCAGCTCGATCAACCAATGATACTCTCGCAAAACCTTGCAATGAGTAATTTCATACAGCAAAAGATATTGTAATTGTATTCTAATTGTATAGGCCACTCAAAACGTCGTGAGACGTTGGCCTTTTATTTAAGGTTTTCTTTTTCTTAAAATGTTGGTAGATTTAGGTTTAATCATGTTATCGCTATGAGCCGTGAGGCTGCGAGCGATACTCACGGGTCAGGTGATAGCGCGTTAATCGGATAGGCGCGAATAGTATTGGTTCATTAAGCGGTTCGACTCCGCTCTCCTGAACAGATAGGCGGCAAAGCACTCGCGGAATATCGGCAAGCGGTGTCTGTTAGTGCCCCGCCCTTCTAAATGGCCTCTATGGTGTTAATCGGATAGGCACAGCGTCAGCAAAACGCCTCGTAGGTGAGCATTACGTGGGTTCGACTCCTACGATAAAGCCCTTGTTTATAACAATATTTTATTATGACAAATTTCAACGTGAAAATCAATTTGATGAAGCTCAAAAGAGCTGGAGTCATGCAAATTCAGGGACGTGGCGAGGTGCTACGTTGCTTCGTAGTCCCTATTGAAGAGAATCATCTGTTTGTCAGCACTGAAGATATGACTAACAGAGCCAAAGCCGTTTATCTCGACCTCTCCGCTTGGGAATTGCAAAATCCTAAGTATGAGGAGACGCACATGATTAAGCAGTCCTTGCCAAAAGATGTGCGTGAGCAGATGTCGGACGAAGAGCGTAGAGCTATGCCTATTCTTGGTGGCTTAAAGCCTATGAATAATGATGCTCTTAACGCTGCCGCTTCGTGCGATGCGCCATTTGCACAAGTGAGCGACCTCAACGACCTTCCATTTTAACTAAGTACTGTTAAGTATGAGATCAAGAATAGGTACGTTTTTTGAAGTCGGCATCAGGCTTGAGAAAACAATGGAGGATGGATCATCTAAAAAGGTGACTGAGAAGTATGCGGTTGATGCGATGTCATTCACAGAAGCGGAAAGCATTGTTACGAAAAAATTATCAGATAGCATATCTGGTGATTTTGAGATTAAATCCGAGGCGCAAGCTGCTTATCGTGAAATCTCCTTTTCAGGAAAAGAAGGCGAGAGTAAATGGTACAAAGCTAAGGTGTTATTCGTTACGCTTGATGAAAAGACAGAAAAGGAGAAACGAACGGTTGTAACCTACCTCGTGCAGGGATCTTCTATGCGCTCGGCTTTGACTAACATAGAACAAATGTTTGGGACAGTAATGTTTGGTCATGAGGTCATAGCTTTGCAAGAAACCAAGATCATTGAAGTGTTCTCCCATGATGTCTCCCCTGATGTTGAAATATTAGACCCGGAATGGGAAGGGGAGTCAAACAATAAAGAAGAGTAAATTATGGCAAGACCCAGAAAGAACACAGCAGAGCGGCCATTAAGCATGCAAGCTAATGATCTGCTTACAGAGACTGAGAATGCGCAAGAGAGCGCAAAGAATAGCGGTCAAGACGAACTTCCGTTTGACCTTGAAAGCTACGGCGTGATGCCTACACGACTTGATAGCTCGTCGTTTCTTGTCTGCGCCAGTGCTGACATCGAAGCAAGGCATGGCGTGATGGAGTTGCTTACAGGTATCATCTTGAAAGATGGTTATCATGCACTTGTTATGCCAACAGTTGATAACACAATACATGGCTTGCCTACTGAAACAGATTATCGCTTATCTCATTCTCGGCTGATTCCTATCCACACGATGGATAAAGTTAAAGTGTTGCTATCCATAGACGACGAAACCAAGATACAAGAGCAGACGAGTTTCGGATCTCGTTCGCGCAACATTATTATCCCCAAGGGAACGCCTTTGGCAAAATTAGTAGTTTTTAAACTTTAATACATTTCATCCGTAGCCAAGGAGGCGATACTTTGCTTTCTTGGCTACTAATATGCGTAGTATGATAAAACAATCAATAGAAGAGCTTAATGGTCAATACAAGCAATTACGGAACAATGGACTTGTTTCTTGCATATCTCTTGCTACACCCGTTGGTTTTTACGACATCAAGAACAAAGCTGTCATAGGCAAGATACTCGACTTGCTTATCCACGAATCACAGAAACAAATAGAAAGCGAGGTGAATAAATGATGAAAAGGATGATAAAGCCCACGAGGGCACGTAGGGTAGTGGTTTTGAAGTTTAACAAAGAAGGATCGCAGCCAGAGGCTTTCCGAACCTGCCCCGAGATATATCTGCGGTATAGCAAAAAAACACTGGGCATCTGCTTAAATGCACTTTGGAATGCTATGGCCAAAGATGGTCAGTACCAAAACAAAAATTGCACTATACGTTACGAAAATATCTCAAATCTTAAATGCAAGACGTGGGTATGAAGTACGACGAATTGCTAAAATTGCAAGCTAAAACCAATCATCAGCGGCAGCCACCACGGCATATAGAATCTCAGATTCAGCGTCAAATGGTACAATGGTTTCGCTTGCAATATCCACAATATATCATCGCGGCCATACCAAACGGGGGCTATCGTAATTCGTTGGAAGCTAAAATCATGAAAGCCGAAGGTGTATTGGCAGGATTTTCTGATCTCATTATCGTAGCCCATAGAAAGGTTTTGTTTGTCGAGGTGAAGACAAAGCAAGGTTGCCAAAGTAAATTACAAGAAAAGTTTCAAGCTGACGTCGAACGGCTCGGGCATCAATATTCACTTTGTCGCTCATTGCCTGATTTCTGTCTTACTGTGAGCAACTGGTTAAAAACAGCGCAATACTAATAAAATACACATAGAAACTATTAATAAATATTAAAAACTAATAGAAACTATATATTACAGTTGTTTGTGCGAATATAAACTATTAATTTTGCGACATATTTAATAACAAGAATACAATTAAACATCAACGAACATGGAAACATTAACATCTAAATCATTAGACCAGCAGTTCGAGGACATTACGAACGAGGCCGAGGCTAAGTTTAAGTCTATTTTGAAAGCTGCTCCAGTTTGGGGCGTGAAGAGCGTATTCTTTGGGTGCGCACATGTTACCTTGTCGCTTTCTTTGTCAGGATCGCCTAAATGGTGCGACTCAATAGAATTGGTTTACTACACCAAGACAAGATGGGATGATGATAAACTTGCTACAAACATTGCTTCCTCTGGTGACTTCGATATTCTTAACTCAGATGAGAAGGCGAAGTATTACATGGCTATTGGCGAGCTCCTTTCTAACAAGAAGATGCTTTCTGAGCTCAAAGAAAGCATGAAGCTCTACAACGAGAAGGTCAACGCATTGGCATAACTATCAAAAGCATTCAATCATGACAAAAGAACAGGAGATAAAGCATTTGATGGCTCTAAGAGGTGAGAAGAAGGGCGATACTTACTTCAATGATTTTTTCAGCCAAGATGATATTGATCAGATGATTGAGAATATCCGCAACGACTTTGCAATAGAAAGATGTTGCTCATTCAACGCTAAGGCCGATATGCTTGAAAAGAAGTTGCATGAGGAGCAGCAGGCACACGATCAGGATATGCTTGATTTCGTTGAGGATTTGCTTGTGACAGAAGCAAAGGGTGGCAATTCTCTCCGAGTTGCAAGGGAAAAAATTGGAATGGCTAACACTATCAAGATTAAGCGCAGAAACAAGATTGCGCTCAGCGAAGAGGAGATTGATTATCTCGTCAGCATGTTGTAAAAATTCTGCCGTTGGGGAAAGAAACCATATCGGAGCAACACCAACAACGGCCCAAAAGGCATCATTAGCCTCAGGCAGTCTTATAGATTTGCGGTTAGAAGTTCCCTTTGAGCCGTTTCCTGCCTCACAAACAAAGAAAGGACTGAAAGCGAGAAATCGAGAGGTGTAACTCCAAACGCAGCGAGAGAGGCGCTTTATCCTTCCGACAAACCTTGGTAAAGTCGTAAAATTACAAGACGTGAGAATACACGGCAAACCCGAGTGACATTCGGTTCATGTCACGTTGGAACAAACGTTAAGTACAAGACGACACCTTCATACAGTCCGTTGGGCGAAAACGTTAAGCGCATACTTTATTAATTTGACATGCTTGAACATGGAAATCAAAGTAAAAGTACAACAGAACGATTATGTGCGACCAACGGAGATTCGCACAGAGGTAGTGCAAGCATTATGTGATGCGTTTCTTACTAAAAGTTGCTGGAATGTGTTTCATCCGTACAGCGGTTCACATAATGGATGCCGACCGGCTAACAGATACATCAGCTTGATGTCTCCGAGTTTTAGTAACCGCCACGATACCAAAGGTTGTGTTAGAATACATGGCTGCGAAATGTCGGCAGCATTCGACGCATTGCGTCAGGCTGGCTATCACATGTACCGCGTTCACGAATATGGCGATTGGATGGGCTATATTTGTTACAAGAAACCCTTCTACGAAGGAGGTATTGAAGTTCATACATTCAGTGATTTTATTGACTAAAACAAATACATTATGACAAGTTTAGAAATGATTCAGTACAGACGCACAGATGATATGGAAAGCCTGTATCTGATGCTGGACAACGAGAAGACCATATACAACCTATGGCACGACACGGCTGAGCGTTTGGCAAGACGTTTGCTTTCAGGCAAAGATGTCAACTATGACGAGCTGGCCGATGAGTATGGCAAGAAGATCGCTTTATCGCTCGACAGGCTCTGCGTCCGCTACCACAAGATTTGCGGCGAGTGGTTACAACTCACAGAAGAACAGAACATAATTGTCGCTTGGCAGTGGTTCTACAACGACATTATTGAGACTGCGCTTTTCTACAAACAAGAATTGAAGAAGGAGCCTGTATGTACTCATTAGTTGGAGTCGATGGCAATGCTTATGCCATCATGGGATATGTTGGCCGCGCCATGAAGGAATGCGGAAAGACAGCAGATGAGGTAAACGAGTATATGAAGCAAGCTAAATCATCTGACTATCATCATCTGGTAATCGTATCGGAAGATATGTGTGACGAGCTCAATAACATCAAACAGAATACTAATCATTAAGAATCATATTCGTTATGAAATACAGAGTTCATATAGAAGAAACATTAGCAAAAGATGTAGTTATCGAGGCTGCATCCTATAAGGATGCGCGAAACGTAGCGCATGCTATGTTAGACAATGAGGAGATCATCTTAACCGCTGATGATTATACAGGCGAAAGATTCGTGGAGGTGTTGTGATGGACGAAAAGAATTACGCCTTTGGAGCAACAAGCGAAATGCCTTACGCCGCCAAGTTAGCTAATGGGTACGAGCTTGAAAGCAACGACCGTTCTATGCGTATAGTCATACAAAAGCGGACGTACTTTGATGTTGACCAAAATATTCAGCTCGACAGAGCAGAGGCCAATTATCTCGTGAAGGTAGACAAAGGCTGGCAGCGAGCTGATGGCAGTTTCTACGCAAACTCTATGAAAGAAATCATAGAGCGCTTGAGTAAGAATGAGAGATTTACCAAAGCTCTCGGAGATTTGCAAAATCAAACAGTATCTAAAAATGAATAACATTACTTCTCTTTCCATTGAGAAACGTTACTTGGAGATTGAGGTGGCAGGGGTTTATTCCCGAATCGCTGCCCCTCGTTCTATGAACACCAAAGAAGTGCAACAAGCACTCGATTACACGTATTCTATGTTGTGTCAGACGTGTTACATGGAATATGTTATCGCCGACAATTTTTTGATTCTTGCTGCCGATATATTGAAAAAGAAAGGCGTGTTACGTTTTGCGGTGAAACATAATTTTGTTGAGTTGCAAAAAGCCGTCCGTGGTACTATGCGCATCTATGAGGCGCACATGAATGAGGAGTACTACAACGAGTATTCAAGCGTCTTGTACGACAAAGTAACCGATTTGATCGAGAAACTACGCAAGGTTATTGAAAGCAAGTTGCGCAACCTCCAGTGCAAGCGGAATCCTTACATCTGCTCCTATATCATCATGATTCAGAACCTTGTGCAACAGGTTAACGACACCTACGGCCATGTGCTTAGCGTCATTAATCGCAAGTTCAACATTCAGCTCGAAGATAGTTATCGGCGGTTTCGTGCCGATAGGGCATTCAAGGCAGCAGATAACCTTCTCAATACTTATATGCAAGACGAAGCCGACAAGTTTACCGATAACATCGTAAACAACAAAGAAATCATTGCTATATGGTCCGAAATCATGAAGCGGCTATATGACATGAAGAATGTAACGGATGCGCGTATAGAAGCTTACCACAACTTGCCCGAAGAGGATAAGGCCAGATACAACTTCCATGAAGAAGATGGCTACTGTGAGCCCAAAAAGTAATCAAAGTACTTTGAAGTACCTGGTTGTACCTGAAACACATCAAACATACACCATTATGGCATATATACATTTACAAGGAATTGGAGAGAAACCTGCTGTTCAGGCAGGAACACTAAAAATAGGAGACGTTCTCATTTGGAATTATGGCTACACGTCAACCATAACAGGCATCGTGAAGGAGACGGCCAAAACAATCGTTTTCCAAACCAAAAGCGATGAAACAGGACGCTTGTATGAGCAAAGATTTACGAAGAGTAGGCTTGTGGCAAAGAAACAAGAGCAGTAATAGCGCTTAGTATTTCTCCAGTTTTCTATTACTTTTAATAATAGATAGCTTTAATTACATAATAATGTTTATTACTTTCAAAAAAAATCCACGAAAATATTTTGCTCATCGTAAAAGTCTATTTAAATTTGCGGTGTTCAAAAAATCATAGTGGCGAGGTTAGAAGCTCTGCCATACAAATACAGGTGGAGCATTTATTATGCTCGCTTCTTAACGAGATACGATATACGTGTATCGCTCCCCTTGGGTGTATTGTAATGATGCATCCGTGCTTTCCACTATGAGGCATTGAACAAAGGGGTAAAGCGGTACACGTTTTTAGTTGTATCAACCACACAAGTTTTTAACGTTCAAAAATCATAGTACAATGAACGAAATCAAAATTATCAACAAGTCAATCTTCCTTGATAAGGAGATTGATGTTTGGGGCTCAATAGAGCACCCTTTGTTTCGGGCAAAAGTTGTTGCGTCTTGGCTTGCAATTAAGAACGTTCCAGACCTTGTAAAAAGGGTGGATGTAGACGAGGTGCATAGGTTTAACCTAGGCAGCTTACAAGGTGACACTTGGTTTTTAACTGAGGATGGTTTGTACGAGGTGCTTATGCAATCACGCAAACCTGCGGCCAAGCAGTTCAAGAAGGGTGTTAAGCAAATTCTTCATGAGATCCGCACGAAGGGTGGCTACATCGCATCTTCGGTCAACGATACCCCTGAGGCCATCATGGCACGTGCTTTGAAGATCGCGGATGAGACATTGAAGCGGAACGAGCAACGGGTTCGTGAGCTTGAAGCTCAGACCGAGCAGCAGGCACAGACAATAGGCATTCAGCAGAAGGAATTGACTGTTGCCGCGCCAAAGGTAAAGTATTACGATGATACACTTGCATCAACGGATTGCCTTACCACCACACAGGTCGCTGACGACCTTGGCATCAGCGCAAGAGCACTCAACCGGCAACTCGCCAACGCTGGCATTCAATACTTTCAATCTGGTTCTTGGCACCTGAAAGGCATCTTCCGCGGCTGGAAGCTTGCAAGCACCCGCACATACACCTTTTTCAAGGCTAATGGCCAACCAAGCACCAATGTGACCCTTGTGTGGAATCAACGTGGCAAGCGTTTTATTCTTGCCTTATTCAACAACAACTTTAACATGAAGGCAGCCATTGCCGAGATAAATGGCGATCAGGCTGCCCAAAGCGCAAACAATCAGTCTAACCATTAATCGACAAGGAGAAAGTAATCATGGAGAACAAAGATAATCAAACTCAGTATTCAGTAAGCGGCAAGACCGCGCGGTGTATCTCCCTCTTGAAGGAGGTCGTTTCTGTCCAGGAGAAGGCTCTCATGTATTTTGCAAGCGAGCATATCGAGAACTCAAAGGAGGCCGAAATCTTCGCCGAGAGCATGGGTAACGCCATCAAGGCGTTCGGTGACATCTTGGGCAACAAGGTCTACCAAAACGTGGTTGAAGGCTGCGAGGCGATATAGTGACCGCTTTGGCCTTTCAGTATAGCAATAAAGAGTGGGGTGATTATGCCTCACTCTTTATCTTTTCTAAATATCCTTTTTGTGTGCGCGAAGCAATCTACTTTTTTCGAAGTATATTAAGTAGCTTATCTTTGATTATTATAGGGACTTTGTTTTTATCAGAATCAAAATCGAGTATATATTTTTGAGGATAGCTTATACAATGTAGAAAAACCTTCTCTTTTCCATCGATTTTATTAGCCTTGACCACAAAGGTGTCATTCCTGAAAAAATAGGAGTTATCATCATTGAAAGCAAAATAACCTCTTATCTTCTTTTTTATAGCTTCTTTTTCAATAGGCGTTTGCTCATATCCTTTTTCGGTGAGCACATAAAGAAGATTCTCATAACTTTGTCTTTTCGAGTCCACATATTGATAATCTTGGCCGACGGCAATAAAATTACCTGTTAGTTCGCCGAGATATTCATCTACATAATTATATCCTACAAGGCTATATACATTAGCTAATACAATCGTATCTTTATCCATTTCATCAATAGAATGAGTAGAGACATATTGTTCAATTGTCTGTTTAGTCATATCTGGCACGGGTGAAAAGCTTGTTATCTTTTGTTGGGCGTTAGCTGCTATACAAAAGAAAAGTTCACTCAATACACACATCTTCCTTATCTGTTTCATATTTATATTAATCTTTATAGATTGCAATATACCTACCATAAATGCGTTCTGCCGCGTTCTTTTCTCCTCTCTGTATATATATCAAGGCGAGACGAAGATAGCCAAGCTGGTGCAATTTGCCAAGCCATAGCAATCGCTCATAGCACTGTATCACCCTGCTCATTACTCCGAGCTTCGAGTATTGGCTTGCAAGCTCGTAGAGTTCCTTTGGTGTGCATTGATAAATCTGTTTCATGTTAGTTGCCTTTTTTGCAAAGGTAATACAAACCAATTATATACTATTATATTTTATATAATTTAATATATTCTTTAATAAGTATTAAAAACTAATAGAAACTATGCGTTACAGTTGCTTATATGAATATAAAATATTAATTTTGCGACATAATTAATAACAGAATACAATTATGACAGCAATCAACGTAAACGAGCTTTTAAGCCAACTCACAGATGAGCAGAAGCAACTCCTCAAAGACACTATCAATTTTGGCTTCTGGGGAGACACTGACATGGAATTCGTCAACAACGAAGGAGAAGTGGAAACATTTGGTAGCGATGGGTATTGCACCAACGATGCGAAGAAGGCGGGACACTTTAACGGCAGGAAGATCTCAGCGATGTTCCGCTCGATCTACAAGAAGCTCTGCGTCGTCGACAGCATGGGCACCTTCCTTACTCATTGTTCCGACTGGTGGGGCAAGGGAACGGGTGACATGCTTTTCATTAAAAGCGAGTTCAGTGATGCCTTTGAAAAGTGGGCCATGGAGAAGTAACAATAGAATGGGGCGGAGCAATCCGCTCCACTAATATAGGAGATATAATCATGGAGACAATTAACACATTTATCCCATCCGAGTCAGTTGCGACATTCAAGAAGTTCGCTGACAAGACCCAAAAGAATGTTGAAGGTTTTTCTTACTCAATAGGTGAGCCTTTCCAAAAACTTTTCTACCATCCGGTTATTAAAGAGGATGGTACACGCGGATATCGCACAAAGGCCTTTCACGAGGTTTGCGACCTTACGATTAATATGCCTGACGAGAGTGATTGGCGATTAATTGCGACCTACAAAGATTACGCATTTACTCCTGCCGATCCGACAAAGGAGCTTGTCTTCAAAAACCCCAAGCACGGAGTAGATTACAACAAGTGCGACTACTGCGGCCACTGGTGCAAGAATTCTTACGTGATTGAGAATGTAAAGACAGGCGAGGAGTTGCAAGTTGGTTGCGAATGTATAAAGAAATTCGGCCTGAAGAGTTTTGCTTTCTTGTCTGATTTCACACGAAAGCTCTATGAAATTTATGATTACAGAATCAACTATGCTACCGATGATGAGTTTGGCGATATACAGACATGGGGCGGCGCAAAGGATTCAAGCTATAAGAATGCTATCGTTAAAGCCGAGCTTATCATGGCAGCGAAAGCTCAGTATGATATTTGCCCTATCTACAAGAAGGGAACGAAGCAGGGCTTCACCTATTTCCGCTCTGAAACTCTCAACGGCATCGATACTATCCTTGCAAGCGGAAAGATAGTTATTGACGAGGCATACGTAAAGGCCGTGTGCGAGTTCGGCGAGAAGATTAAGCCTACGACAGATTTTGAGAATGGGATGCTTGCCGTAGCTTGGAACTTCTACTGCTATCAGGATCAAGATGTATATGCTTTCTTTCTTGTCAAGGGTTACGAGGATAGCCTAAAGCCCAAAGTCACAATACGAAGAGGCGATCAGGTAATGGTCAGCGGTAAGGTCGTTCAACAGCGTTACGAAGAGTCTTATTTCGGTCCTATGGAAATCAATACCATTCTTACGGATAATGGCGCAACCTGTGAGCGCTGCGGAAAGATACCTGTGACAGAAGACGGTGGCATCAAGCGCACTACATTCTACGCTCTGGTGAAGGGAGTGTTCAATGGTAAGATAAGCTTGGATAGAGCAACGAAGCATCCAAAGAAAGGTATCGAAGTAATTGCGATCTGATCATGAAACAGAAAGAGAAGACAAATGACATCTAATCTAAATCGACAAAATATGAAAGAAAAAACAGTCACATTAGACGTATTCGATTTTGCGTCAACCATGGCCGCTACGGCGCTTTTATCTTCCAAAGAGCAAGTAGCTGTTGGAATCGCTATCAAGAGCCTTGTGAAAGACGAGGAAATGTTCATCGACATCATGGAGACCACGCGCCACATGTTGTCTCAGATAATTAATCATCATGAGGGCATTTGAAGTTTTACAAGAGGTGCACCGCTCAAATATGTTCCAAGGATCTACCTATCTTGACGCACCAAAGACATACGGTTTACAACTTGTCGTACTGAAAGGAAAGTTAAAACGCCGTCATTGGTATTTTTGCACCTTCCGAAAAAGCATGTTTCGTAGTGAGCCTGATGTCGTGCTTATCCTTGGCGAGGATGGCGAAAAGCAGTATCTTTTTGAAGTTGAAAGATAAATTAACAACATCTTAAACTTTAAGAACAATGAAAGACTTTGGAATTTACACAGATTGCTATAATTCGATCATAGCAGACTTAGATAGCGGGAAATTCCTGCCTAACCCGAAAGCTATACGAAAGCAGATCTCGGACGCCAAGAAAGCTATCAAGGCCTTGACTGAGGGTTCAGCGTTTTGCCGGGATCTCCAGATGTTAGAGAAGACAGAACGGAGAATCCAACAGGAAAAAGATAAGTTGCGTGCGATGAACGCTGTCTATGAGTATATCAAAAAGAAGTATAACTTATAACACATAGAAAATGGGAAAGATTATCACAGGTTACAAGGGATTTGAATGGGATTTTACCTGCCGAGGTATGCAATACGAGGTCGGCAAGACGTATGAGATTGATGGCGAACCGAAGCTATGCGAGCGAGGATTTCACTTCTGTATCTCGCCACTGGCGGTTTTCAAGTACTATGAACCGACTAAGCGTTTTGCCATCGTGGAGGCCAATGAGGCCGACGTGGTTTGCGACAATGACTTTCCAAAGGCTGTTGCAAAACGCCTAACAATCGTAAGGGAGGTAACTTTAGATGAAATGATGAGGCTTCAAATGGACTTTTCTTCGAAGATGAAGCGGTCAGCAGCAGGAGGAGAAATGTGTCGCCTTGGATATGAACATTTATTACAGGAAGAGTGTTCGTTGACGGCTACGGGAGAATCCTCCATCGTAGGCGTTATGGGAGGCTCTGACTATTCCGTTTCCGTCAATGGAAATTATGCAGCGTCCGTAGTGACAGACTCATGTCAATCCGTTGCGTCGTGCTATTGCTTTAGCGCGGTGGCAGCGACAACGGGATGTCGTTCTATTGCGAGAGCGGATGGCGCGTGCTCAGCAGCCGTGGCGACCAACTGCAATTCGGTGGCAATGGCGGCAGTTGGTGGGGCGGTAGCGGTGGCGACAGACGACAACTCGATTGCTGTCGGGAAAAGCCATGCGACGGCCGTATGTACGGGTTACAATTCTGTGGTAATATCGAAGGAACGTGAATCTCTTGCCGTGGCAGCAGGTGAGCAATGCTCCGCCTCGGGAGTGCTCGGTAGTTGGCTTGTGCTCGTCGAGCGTAACATGGGGCGAATAACTGACATTAAGACCGTCAAGGTGGACGGCGAGATCATCAAAAAGGGTGTTCGATATAAGTTAGAGAACGGCAAAATAAAAGAGGCATGAAAGCAAAAGTAGTAGTAAAAGACTTAGAGAACACCTTAAGCAAAAAGGGTGTCCCTGAGAATCGACAAGATAACGCACCAGACCTATACGACATCATCCAAGATGCTCGACCTTATCCGATGTTACAAGTGGAATGGATAGCCGTGGTCTACGTAATACGCTTGTTGTATGATGTGTATCACCTTGCCCTTAAGGAATTTATATAGACGCGAGGAAAGACCGTGTTAGACGCGAGGAAAGACCGTGTTAGACGCGAGGAAAGACCGTGTTAGACGCGAAGGAAACCGCATTTAACAATATTCTGACAATGGTTTGTGTTGAGAGTTTTATACTAAACGCAAAATTGAGCAAAAATATTAGTGGCGTTCCCAAAAAATGCTTACTTTTGCTTTTGATAATTCTAATAATCTACATTCATGGCAACAACAGCAAAAGATTTAATCCTATTCTGTCGCTATTTTAAAGGCGAAGCAGAAAACCCTTGGAAAGATTGCATTGAAGCACTTCTTTGGGAATGGGAAGAGAAATGGGTAGAATTTACGTTGAAGATTTATAAAGGGCGACAGAGAATGATGCTTAACCAAATATTGAATGAGTATATCGCTGTAGGATTAAGAACCTTCAATGATACAGATGATACCCCTGCCACATTGAAAGCTCTTTTGTTTAATCGTTATCTACATCTTAACAAACTCCCAATGAAGGAAGGTGTTGAGAGTTTCAAGGATTTTTATGATAAGACGTATTACAAGAAAAGCCCTCGTAAATAATAACGGGGGCTTTTCTTTATTTATATGGATAACCACCGATATATGGAAATGGAAGTACATCTTGATTTATCACTTCAACATCAATATACCAAGTATTGCCGTTTTTCTCGACCTTAGTAACTCTGAATGTAGTTCCACGCTGTAGGATGATTTCACTTTCAGTTCCGAAAGAAGATTGTTTTGCGATACCGTCCCAAGAGTGACCCGAACCATTTCCGTAATGCGAGTACGGCTCGGCATACATCATCTTTGTGCCTCGAGGTGCATAGATATTGGTCACAACATCTCCACTGAAGCCTTTTCCTTTTGCTACACCAGCAGAGGTGAAAGCACCTTCCGTACCTTCTTTGCCTACAAGAGCCATGATTTCAGCATCTGTTGCGTAAGCATAATTGGATAAGCCGTATTTTTTAAGCTCAACCATATCTCCACCTCGCTGTAACCAAATGTCCTTGTCGTAATATGATTTATTGATAATACTTTCCATCAATGGGATTCTATCTAAACCAAGCTGTGTATCTGCTGCTGAGCCATAATAGATTAAACCACGCAAAGGTTCATTGATATTGTGATACGAACTCGTATATCCAAAGATGGCATCTTTTTCGGCATCGGTCGCATTGCGCCATACTTCACCACATTTTGCTCTAAGCACATCATCGGCATCTTTTGTATTCTTTGCCCATACTGCCGCATTCTTTCTTGCTTGTGAATAAGCATCGGCATCAAATGGAATTGAACCATTTCCGCTTTTGTTTGCAACTCTTTTTGCTTTTAGTTGAATGAGTGAGTTCTTCTTATTTTGCGCTTCTTGGATAAGCTGCTTTGCTAAGTCCTTATCTTGTGTGATCATAGCATTTTTGAGGTCAAAGAGTATCTTATGATAGACTTTGCTCTGGGTGCTATAGCCCTTCACGTCAGCATAGGCTTTATTGATATTTATCCAATCAATCGCCGTATTTACCTCATCGAACTTCTTTAGATATGCTGCTTGCGATACCTTCCAAGTGGAATACTTCTGTTGAACCCCGTGCATATTTCCACCAAGAAAATCAACTGCCTCAAATTGCAATTTGCTTGCCTGCTTTTCGAGTGTTAAGCTTTGCCATTGAGCCAACTTCGCTTCTACAGCGTCATACACATCATGTAACTGCTTAGATGTGAACTGATGATGCCATTTGTTTACGTCAGGTATCAAGACAGAAAGCATTTCTTCATCAATACGTATATCATGAATCTGCTTTGCTAACAACTTGGCCTGTTCCCTTGCTTTCGCATAATCCGCAACATCAAGTGCTGCTTGTACGGCTGAAGCATCAGCTTCGCCATATTTAGCAGCCGTCTTTATCATGTTTGTTGCTACCTTGCGGTCAAGCCAGCTCATCTTCGTTTGATAACCCTGTTTGAAGCGATCAAAGATGCTCATGATCTCATCAGAGTTCTTCTTTTCTTTGATAGCCTGACGGATCGCATAATACCTATCGTATAAATCTGCACTTTTGATGTCTCCGACATACTTGCCGCCAGTCACCTTGTCGACAAGTGAGTTGTAGTAATCACGGCGGTGCTTATCCCATTTGCTCTGTATTTTGTTTTTTTGCTCTTCGGTTCGTTGTTCGTGCCTGAGCTTTGCTTTGGCGAGTATAGCTTCACGTGGAGAAATGGATGATATTCCCATGCGCTTAAGCTCATCGGCGTTCATCAGCCCTGCCCAGTATTTCGTATTGTTACGCAGATGCCATGCCAATTTTCCACGCTCGCCAGCTTTCACAATAGCGGCAGCATTTTCTTGTATATACTGTTTGTAAGCGTCTGGCACATCGGTCACAGCAAATGGCGACACATAGTTGGTCATATCCTCTCCTGCCATCAAGCGCTTGTAGAACTGTTTTTTTTCTTCGCCATCAATCATGATAGGGTAGGAGGAACACATGCATTGTGGATGCCAACCTTCCCAATCAAAATCCTTGGGGTATCGCCCTTCTAAGTCGTCACAAATATCTTCATGAGAATGCTGCGGAGACGTATGGATATATTGTCCGATAACGAAAGGCTCTTTGGCCCACCTATCATTTCGCGCCTTATGATATGCGGCATTAATTTCTGTCCTTGCGACTCTGAGGGCGTTTTTCCTTGCCGAGCGATAAACGCCCATTCCCACTTTCTCCAATGGCTCTTCAACGAAGCGCACCTTGCCATCAATGATTCTACGCCTGCGCCAGGTGACGACATCTTTCTTCTGCCCGTTCTTTTGTACCTTAATGGTATGATAACGGCGATACATCATATCAGGGTTGTTAAGGTATCGACGCAAGGCTTTCCCTAACTCTTCGGCTGACGTTCCTTGTTTTAGGCCATCTTCGATTATATTGCTCATCGCCATTTCAAACTCGCCTTTAGTCTGTGAGCAGTAATTCCACACTGTCTGAGCAAGATTAAGACCAAGTTTTGCTTTTAATCGGTTGGAAATAAACGTTTCTGCGGCGGTTATTCTTGCTTGCCTTAATGCTTTATCAGATAGGATAGAAAACGCCCCAAGATCGGCGTTATCGTGGTTGTACGCCAATGCTACGCCATCTGTGATGCCACTCTTGTAACACAGGATGCTGTTTTGGTAATAATCGTTGAAAATATCATCGAGCCGAGCTTTGAACTGCGGAAAGTTGTCAAAGTTGAAAAGTGCATCACTTTCGAGCACATCTTCTCCATAGCCAAGAGAAGTGAGCTTCTTGACATAATCGCTGTATAATCTGCCCAACCGCTTATTGTAGACGGCAAATAGCAAGTTTAGCTGCTCCTTTTCCTTTTTAGACGTTAAAGCCATTACTTCGATTTCCTGGTCGATTTAAAGAATTTTTCATTTGAGACCATTAGTATCTTAACAGGTACGGTATTCTTGCCATTAATCTTTGCAGCCGCAGCTCTGTGATTTCCGTCGACCAAGATAACCTTATTTGTGCCAGAAATACCAAAGCCCACTATGCCGTCGTAATTCTCTTTCGACATATATTTTGCGACCTGTTCTTTATTGAGATAGTTCTGAACAGAAATTAGTTTATCCACATCCGCATTGACAGTATAACCGTTTTTTTGGATTGCACTAACAACTTTGTCGTGGTTTATGTCATATAAATCTTTTGAGTTTGTTATTTGCTTTTCTATTTTAAGAAAATCGGTTTGCTCTGTACTATTCTTTAATTTAATAAAGACCTTTTCATTAGAAAAACCATCTGCATACAAGCTGTCTATCTTCTTAATCTGGTTACTTAGTGACCCTTTTGATGGGTACTTTGTTCTTGTGCTTCCGCTGTTTTTTTCCATAACTATTCCTCTCTGTTATTCTCAATTGACTGTTGCGCTGTCGCCGAGCCTCTTTCCGTCCCAAGCATTGCCGCCTGTTGTATTAGCTCGTTCTGTTGCTCTTCTTTCATTTCTCCTTCAATCTTATCTGCGTCGTCGTTGAGGGGATTTAGTTCAATGGCTCGACGATTTGACGTAGACTGCTTGCCGCCATTCGAAGAAGTGATGAGTTGCAAGAGCTCCACATCATTCTTGGGCAAGTATGGCTTAAAGACAGGTTCGAAATCAATGTTCCTTGCTACATCTTCGCTGATACCTTTAACATAAGCTCCAGCATGACAGATAGCGTTTGCTACAATATTGCTACGGCGTGTGAACATTTCACCGAACATTTCTGTCTTTGCATCGGCTTTCATGTACGGGGCGGTGAACATCAGACGAATAGCTGCACCCGAGGTATTGCTACCTAACGTCTTCATGTTCTCAAAGCTGATGTCAGCCGTTGAGGTGAATGAATATATGATATTGAACAGATAAGCAATCTCTCCCTTAACGCTCTCAGGCGATCTGTCCCATGAAAGCACACGCATGTCGGCCTGATCTCCTCCTAGGAAAACTGTGCCTTGCTCGCCTTTCTCTGCGAATCCTTCAAGGCGGCCCTTGACAAAGTATTTAGGTGTGCCGAAGTAGTCGTTCGTGTCGCCCCAGTTGGATATACAGGTCTCAACGCGCTCAATGGCCCATTGCACATCTTCCCATTCGGCCTGATCCTGCCTATAATAAACGATAGGCACTTTTGTAAAACCATGAAGGCCTGATGCTCTCAGCTTCCATCCGCTACCCTTATCATTGACATACTGATAACACATCGTATTTGTGTATACGTCAAAATGCAACTCTGATGTTCCGAGCTCATCGTAAGTGTAATATTCGCGTGCGAAGCCGTCCATGACATGATAATCGTCGAAATGTGGGTATAGCTTATCGCCTCGCGAAGGGGAAAGCAGCATCACTTTTATATCGCCTCTTAGCTTGCCCTCAGCATCCGAGGGCTGATACCATAGCTCAGCAGCTTCACATTCGCTCATCACTGTGCGTGCAAGGCGTTTGTCGAAGTAGCGCATTTTATTATCATGGTAGCAGTGGTTGATAGCGTCAAAGAGTTGCTGTTGCTTACTATCCAGTTTCTTCACATCAACGCCATGCGATGTAGCTTTATAGGTGACAGCATTCATCATCAAAAAGCCAACGACGAGATTCACGATGGATTTTTGCATAGGGATTGCGATACGCACAACCTCTACCGTTTTATTCTTGTAGAGCGGTTTGCCTGTAATCGGATCATTCTGACCTGTTGGTACTTTAATCTTTTTCTTAGGACGGAATTTCTCGTTGAATATTTTATGTAAAGATGGCTCCCATTGTTCATGCAATGTTTGCAAGGGTGAGCGAAACCCTTGTTTTTTCGCTGTCAATAAGCGATGCACATCATCCGCGTTAACGCTCAATACTATTTCTTCTATTGCTCTCATATCAAAAGTGTTTAGCACAAAAGTAGCTGAATGCTAACGCAATATAAGATTTCATGGCGTTTACGTGTAAACAAATTGCTAATCTTAAAAAAATATTAAAACAACCTCTTGATCTAAATATTTTTTTGAAAAACGCTTGCATATTTCAAAAAATACCATTAATTTTGCGATTGTTAAATAAAAAGAATACAATTATAAAGACTTTTAATATTACATTCGAAAGACAGCTTTTTCCTTGGAGCGAGGCTTACACTACTTCTCGCACGGCATCTGCTAAGGACTTGTTTGATGCAATGGATATGGCAGAAGATATTGCCGAGCGCAACACTCGCATTTTCAAGACTCAGGGAAACCGAGAGAGCTTTGTTGGCAAGATGACAATCTTGTCAGTGACCGAGATAAATAACAAATAACCCTTTAACAACAACAATGAAGATCAATTTTTTCCCCACCACCAAGTCAGAGGCCATGAAGATCGCAACCGAGTACATTTCAAATCCTGACGGTCTTGCTTATGACATGGACATGAGCGTTGAGGACATTGTATGGTAAAGGCAATAGAGCATCGCGGTGGCGCGAGAAAAGGCGCTGGCCGCAAAAAACTTGGCAAGGCGACGTTATATGCCGCCATCCCGCATGATGCCTTGAACGAACTAAAAAAGCGCGCTAAAAGCGAAAATATGCTTGTTGGCGATTGGCTTGTAAAGCATCTTGGCTTATGAATATAGGCAAGGCCGGTTGAATACTTGCCTTGCTTTTATTTTGTGCGGCCTATATGCCAATGGTCGCACTCGTGACAGAAATACGCTACATACCCATCAAGCCTTTTCCGTTCAATGTACGCCACCGCTTCGACCGCACTATCAAACGGCTGCTTGGCAATCCCTTTCTTGTTATAATGCGACCGTTTGCGCTTTTCTCTTGGTCGCTTGTCATATATCCTCACCATAATCATTATATTAGATTTAAGATTTCACCAGCACTCATTCCACTTCCATAATCGCCTAATACCTTAGACATTACGACGTATCGAATAGCATCAATCCCGTGGTTATACATATCTATTGGCACATTTAGCCATTTGCCTTCCTTGTCTTGTCGCCACGTGTAATTATTGAACTCACGTCGTATGTTTGTTGATCGCTTGGTGATATGTATCTTATATTCGAGCATCTTCATGATACCTGCCTCGATAGAACCATTGAACTTCTTTACAGCCTTGATGTCGATGTTTGCATTATAAATCTCGTCTATCAAGCGTGGGTCGGCACACTCGGATATAATCTCAGTATTCCTTTTATCTTCTTTGAGCACACGAATGATGTCTGATGAGAGCATGTGCGTTTGATAACAAACTTCATCAATATAGATATTGTCTCCCCAAATATACACATCAACAATAGCGGTGGGGTCGTGCGCATATCCAAAGTCCATCCCTCGATAATGATGCCTATTAGCTTCAACGGGGATGTAATCATCTATGACAACGTTAGTGAAGATAAGCCCCTCCACCATTGAACGCAACCCAAGGCCATAGATGCGCCATAGGCTCGGGTTTTTCCATTTCAAGCTCTCAATTTCTGCGATAACTTTGGGTTCAAGGAATGGGTTGTCCTTATAGGTTGAGATAAACCAGTATGTGGATTTTTCCTCGTTCACCTGATTTATCCAGTGGTCTTCTGAGAAAGACGGGTTGTAGTCAAGGATGGAAAACTCCGATGTTCGCATCTGGAGCTGCTGCCATTCAAGAAAAGAAAGCTCATTCGCCTCATTGACAAACAATGTCTTACGTTTTGAACCACGCATCTTTTGTTCATCATCGGTTGAGAAAAATTCTATCCATGAGCCGTTTGGGAAGGTGTAGACAAACTCTGTTTTGTTCATAGATCTATCATCCCACCAACCAAACGATAGCATGATATCTTTGAAGTCACGGTAAACAGAGCGTTTGATAGCAGGCATACCACCACGCACGATAGAAACGGTCTCGCCAGCAACGGAATGGCAAAGCAAGCAAAGAAACTGCACGACAGAATACGTCTTGGTCGATCGTGAGCTTCCTTGCAAAGATACCGTTGTGAAGCCAGCCTCTTTGGCAGCTTTGACCTTCAAATAGTTCTTCCCTAAGAAGACGTGTGGCATGTATTTTTTCCCTTTCTTGTATGATTACTCCTCTGTCTTGTCTGGTTCTGCATCCTTGCGCTTTTTTTCCTTTTGTATTTCCGCAAGAACTTTATTATATTCGTCCGTATTCGTGACCACATGCACTTGTAATGGATCTTGCTTAATCTGCTCGCCTTTGCTTGTAAGGTCAATGCGCTGTATTTTGCCGTATGCTCTGTCAACGACACGCTCGAGTATATCCATGCCTTTTTTGTCAAGTATACCCTTCGCAACAATACGCTGCATCATAGGACGTGTCTTGTCAGCAAGAACGGCTTTAAGCTCATCCTCGGGCAATGTTGCTATATATAGAAAAGACTCGGCTATGGTCTGTGCTGTTGGCACTTCGTAACCTTTTTCCTTCATTTCTGCAATGAACGTTGTCATTGTCTTGGGTTTAGGCGGTCGCCCTTTAGGATTGGTAATCTCGCCCTTTTTAAACTTGCCTTTTTCGAGATTTGCAAGTTGTTTCTTGCGCTTGCTTTCATTTTTTGATAGTGCCATATTATTTTCCTTCCTCCTTATATTTTCCTTTCATTATGTGTTTACCGCACATTTAAGCACGTTTATCGCAGTTTAAAGCCGATTTACGGCACATTTCGAGAATTTGCATATACTCCATCAGCTCACCACGACAAAGTATATTAGCACAAAGGCTAACAAAAGCGGTTGCTTTGTCGCTCTCGTTTATGCGCTTTATTTCACTTGCGCTCAACGTTAGCAAACACTCCATTACCGCCACTTTGTCCTTTGCAGGCAGCGATAATGAAATGTTTATGTTGAGCGCACGCTCAATGGTTGTTCTGATGGGTAAGGGTCTACTCATAATTATTTGTTTTTATTCATGCTTTTTGTTTTGCTGTTTGATTTATTATTATTATATTTGCAATGATTTATCTGTTGGGGTAACCTGATATGCGGGAGCTCCATTTCGGCAATAATATTGCGGATGAATCCAAGTTAGGGAGGCATATCCTCCGCTAACCATTTAATCTTGCCTCTTTTTCTTTTCTAATGTCATGCCTATGAACATGGCCATTAGAACCTACAACTATAATCCAATCAATTCTTTCTAAAGCTTTTTTCGGTGATTTTTGTATGAATCCATTTTCTCCATAAATTTGATTTTTTACATAGTTCTTATCAGCCAAAGGATTGTTCTGATATAAAACAACAGCTTTCACATTCTGAGTGCTTGCCTTTTCCAACTGCCTTTTGATGGTGTATTTGCCTGCTTCATTGATCGTCTTTATATCCATGGGAATGTTGTAAATACGTCCATCATTATGAGGTTCAAACTCTATTGTGGCGCGTTCACTGTCAAGATATACTTTGTAGCCTTTGTTAGCGAGAAACAATGTAGCTTCTTTTTCTTTGTCAATCTCAGGATCTTTGACTTCATTATGCTCTTTGTTTGTTGCAACAAATCCGCCTGTCGGGTCGAAGTAGGAGCGCGAAACGTCATAAAATCCAGAGAGCATAAGACCATCAAATTCTTTTCTTCTTGTTGTTAAGGCCTTGGTATTATTTCTATAATTTCTCGTACCTCCACTGCTTTTTGCCATTATTACCCTTTGTATTTAAAAGAAACAGTCATTCGATTGAATGATGTTGATTTCTTGTTTTTGAAATTTTGTATTTTGCCTATTTTACTGCCCTTTCCTGTTCTCGACAATTTTCTTGTTACTATCCACTTAGGAGATTTGCTTCTTGAATGTATAAATGCAGGTGCGCTTGATGTACACAGGTATGTATACCCTTTGTCTTTATACATTTGAGCTATTGCATCTGTCATGTGTCTTCCTATACCAACACCTTGATAATCTGGCAAAACGACAACTCTATGTTCTTTCCTCGCATTTTTTAATTTTGGGTGTGGGAAAGGAAGTATGGAGCAAAATCCTGCCAACTCACCATTTGCCAAGCAAACATATACATGTGCTGCCTTATTGTGATAATGACTCAGATAATGATACTTATAACTGTTTGATATTTTGTTCCATATTTTTTATTTTTTTGAAGCTTTAGAACAATCCCCACTCGGCAAACTTCTCGAAGCCACCGACCTTGTTGATGTATTCTTTTGCTATCTCCACAATCTCGGAGTATGGCTTGCCGTCGACGGTTTCGTCACCGATAGCGCAAAACAACTCCACAGGCTTTTGTTCTTTTTGTGCCTTTAGAAAAGCGTAGATATTAACCGAGACATCTGCCTTCGATAGGTCTTTTCCGTGCAGTCCGCCACCCGTTACCGACTGGGCCATGTCAGAGCCGAGCTTGCGGTTCGTCGCTCCGCTGTCAACATCAGTGCCCCCAGTCCAGTCGCCCAGTGGATTGATAATGGCGGTAGGGTGGAGCTGTCTTAGCTCCTCTGTATTTGCATTGCTTTGGCAGATTATCAGCTCATCGCCGCCCAAGATGTACTTGCCGTCCGACGGATAGCGTTCGTATATATCGCGAGCAATTTGGCTCAGCTCCCTCTCTTCGTTAGTGATGGGCATGCCCTTGAAGATACCGTTGTCACCGCAACGGATAATACCATCTTGGTTCTTTGCAAGGTGCGCGTCCTGTGGCTTGACTACAAGGTTCAGTCGCAAATTGTCACAATTGGTGATGCGCTCCACGATTGTATAAACTTCTTCTTTAGAGAAAGCTACGCTACTTTCAATAATAACGTTAGCTACGCCATGTCCGATAAGGACTTCAACGGCTATTTTCGGACTGTCCTGCTTGGTGTAAGCAAGGTCAACGATAGCACCTGCAATGCGGTCTGCCACCTTGTCGGGGTGTTGTGGGTTTACTTTTTCTATCATTCCTAATTTTAATTTATGTAGTTAAACTTTGATTTTTTCAGCCTTTTTGCCTGTGTAGGTTTCCCAACGGTTGATTATCACATCACAATAATGAGGGTCAAGCTCCATTGAAAAACCGTTTCTGTTGAGTTGTTCGCACGCCATTATAGTCGTGCCGCTACCACCGAAGCTGTCGTAGACATTCCAGCCTTCCTGCGATGAGTTCTGGATAAGATATGCGAAAAGTGGAATAGGCTTCATGGTCGGATGTTCGATACTCTTTGTCGGTCGGTCAAACTCCATAACGGTCGTTTGTTTTCTATCACTGAACCAATTATGGCTCGCTCCCTTTTTCCAACCATACAGACAAGGTTCATGTCGCCATTGATAGTCTTGTCTTCCTAATACCATAGAGTTCTTTACCCATATCAGATTCTCTCGCAGCTCCAGGTCTACCGTGTTGATAAGGGCTTTTCTGAACCAATAGGAGTAGCCGTCGCTGTGGAATATATAGAACGAAGCGCCTTTCTCCATATTAGCATTGGCAGCGTTGAATGCGTTTGTTAAAAACTCCTCGAATTTATCGTTGTCCATTTTGTCATTTAAGACGACCAGTCCATCCTTGCGATGTCCTTCTGTTACTGCGCCGTCATAACCGTAAGCCACATTATACGGTGGGTCTGTCAAATAGAGTTGGATGTTTGTTCCCCCGAGTAGTTTAGCAACTTGCGATGAGTCAGTAGAGTCACCACACATTAGTCTATGCCTGCCGAGCTGCCAAATATCCCCGAGCTTACATTTCGCTTCAATCTCATGCTCGTCCTCATCGTATGCGTCGTCTTCCGTTTCTTTGCGCTCTGGCATTTCTTCGACTGGCTCCGTGTCGGTCAAGAACGAGCAATCGACTCCCCATTCCTGCAAATCCTCTACTTCCCAATCTCCGTTGGCAAGCTCTTCCCAATCCCAATTACCAGCTTGAACGTTATCTTTGATAGCATACTCCTTGATTTTGGCAATAGGCACGTCCTTGTTGAGTACAAAGCAAGGCAGCGCGTCAAAACCTTCTACACCTTCATTGTGCAGTTCTTGGCAGATACGCAAGCGCATGTTGCCGCAAATAACAACAAACTTGCCGCCCTCCATTGCGTATACCATAAGCGGCTTGTATTGCAACAGCTCGGGCGAGTCTTTAAGCGATTTCTTAAGTTGGTCATGTTCTTCACCTTTAATGTAGCGAGGGTTCTTTGGGATGCCTACAATCTGCCCCTCATTAAGCTCAAGGCAGCTTAGATTTAGTCGTTCTTTAACACCCAATTCGTTGAACGTGTTATTCTGCTTTTTTGCCATATTAAACTGGTTTATAATGATTTAAAGCAAAGTTAAGCAGATCTATCAAGGTTTATAAGGTTTTATTGGTTTCTGTGTAAACAAAAAAAGGTACGCTACATTTTCTGTGCGTACCCTTGAAATAGTTATATTTCTTTTCTATTTATTTGTTTAACAAATTTAGCAATTCTTCACGTACAGCCTTCTGAACCTGTGATTTTGTTCTTGTAGTCGCCATACCATAAGAACCACTATTTGTAAACACAGCACGTCCTAAAGAATATCCATCTGATGTTCTAAAAATGTCAACGATATGTCTTTTATCGAATGAGACCTGATGGCTTATGCGATATTCTACATCCTTAATGCGTATATATTCAGAATGGTTTTGCTTTGGCAGCTTAAAGCTGTTTATCTCTTTTGTCTTTGCGCTTATATACTCGTCAGTATATTTATTCTTTGCGCTCGCTTTGTTTGCGCTTACTGTTCTTGTTGAACCACTACCTTTTGCCATAGCTTTGCGTATTAATATTATCTTTTGGCAAAGATATGGTAATAATACGAGGATTAATAGAAAATATTAGATTGCGTGTAAACAAAAAGAGCCACCTATCACAGGCAGCTCTTCTTTGAAAAATCTAATGACTAAAACCAAATTAAACTCGTAACCTTGCGCAAAGGTACGCATATCATATCGGTTTTGTGAATCACTTGAATTTTGGCAATAAACAAATCGTTACTTTTGTTCCAACCGCTTAGTTTCTCGGCCGAAATCTTCGAGTTGGTGGCTGAAAGGAGTAAGCTCGTCAAGTTGTTTCTTTATCGAGAAGTCTTCTCCGAGAAAAGCGATGCTTTCGTGTATCTTTTTGAGAGCCTGTATCTTTTTCTTTGTAGTGACAACAGGGTTGATATACCGACAACCGGCATGAGTTTTGGCAAATTGCCGACAAAGGTCACCGCCTCCATAGATAACAAACAAAGGCTCGGCTCCATTGGCCCAGCTTTGAGCGATAGCATACTCGAATTCAAGATTATTCAGCCGATCAGAATAGCCACGTGTCGCAAAAGAACGCCATCCGCGTGGAACACCAATCATGTTGAGCTGATACCACTTCTGCGCAACATTAAGGTCTACAAAAACGCGAATACCTTTCTCTTGCATAGCGCGTGCGAGCCATCTTTTCTTATACAGGGCTTGAATGCCGAAGGCAATAGGCGTTTCATTGAAAAGAGAAAAGTTTGGCTCAACGATGTTGCAAGGGTTGTGTTGTTTGAAAACCTTTTCAGGGTGCTCATAAACTGACGCAAACCGATAATCGTCGGTGTAGAAATGCAATGTTCCTGAACCGTTCAGATTGTAGGTTCGCTTCTGTTCGCCAAAACATAGAAAAGGAATTTGGCATTCGGTGGCTTGCATGCGAAGATCGAGCGTAGGTATCTCCAGATCGTTATCGGTATGAAATAACTGGTCTGCTATCATTACTTCATTTAGCATCTTTCAATATGTTTAATTTGTTGATTATCTGGGTGTATATCGTGATCGTCCGAGGGTCTTTTGTTTTCAAATAACCTCTATACTTCCTTGTCTGATTTATGATATTCTGCCGTGAACGGCAAATCATCTTGGCTGCGAGTTTAGGATGAATGCAATAGTCGCGACATATCAGGCAGTATAGCCCCCGTAATGTATTAAGGTGCTCTGTCTTTTTGGGCGAAGTTAGCTGGAAAAACGACACTTTGCCTATTTCACAGATTGTCCGCATTATAGCATCGGATAACTCGTACTGTTCTAACACGCTGAGGATCATAAGCCGATTACATTTGGTTTCGTGTGCAAAGATATAAAAAAATTATTAAAACCTAATATAAACTATTAATAAATTAAAAATAATTATGATTTCATTTGCGTGAATGAATAGAAACCATTAATTTTGCGGTGTGATTTAGGAGCGGCAAGCCTATACAGCTCACCTTCTTGGAAATCACAAACCGAGTAGGATAGGTCGATGCCTATAAGGTTTACGAATGTTGGATTTACGTGGGAGCGAAAGCTTCACTAAATACGGGGCAGCAGTGAAAATCGACCTTCACTTGCTGCCTTTGCTTTAAAACAATGACTGAAATAAGGAGAAAAATATTGCACCAGATGTATCGCAATCCTAATATAAGGAAAGCGATTGCATTCTCCTTGTTTGTCAAATCACAAGTAGTTTCTTCGACTGTTCAGGAATGGACGATCAATAAGATGCACACCATCACTGGCGTGAGTGCTCTTGCTATTCGCGACAGATTGAGGACGTTACGCGAACTTGACCTTATTGAAGAGATCGGAATAGAAAAGAAACATCTTGTGTTCAAATCCTTGAAAAGTCACACTTCACACAGGAATGTTTCTATTCCCCCTGTTTCATTTGAAACTAATAATAAAATCAAGAAAAATGACAAAGCGCAAAACATAAAACAGATAGAGAATACGCTGTCTGTAATGCTTGTTATAGAAATCCAAAATCATAAAAACTTTGCAAAGCAAATGATTCGACAAAAGAGGAATCCTAATAACTTGGATAGCTTAAAGGATGCTCTGAAAGCCTGTAATCGTTATGCTTATAACGATAAGTTTTGTGAAAACGGTATCTCTTACAAGTATATAGCAAAGCAATTAGGTGTAGGCTTACAGAAAGCTTTTGATATTGTTTCTTATGCGATCAAAAACCAGATTTTAAGCAAAAAGAAGAATGTACAGAAAAAATATATATCATGTATCAAGTACATACAAGATATGATAAAGCCTAACTATACTTATATTAAAAGTAATTTTATATTCAAAATTAAAGCTAATTCGTATGCCATTATAGCTGGTATATATTAGTTTATGATTAACTAAGACTAAATATCATGGATCAGAAAATCACTATCGACTTTGTAGACAATGTTACCACACGAGAGGCATTGTGGTACATCCGTCGTTTCACACTTGTTATCATGCGTAACCTGTTCAAAACTATAGACAACGCTGCGCACCGATGGCCTTGGGCGCTTATTGGCATCGTGTTCATTGCATGCATCATTACAAGTTATGTTTGTATCGGTCAGGCGAGAGCGGAACGTGATTACTACAACAAGGAGAACTACCAGCTCACACAGGAGCTTAGCAAGTACAAGGCTGCGGTCGAAGAAGTAGGAGTAAGGAAGCCATGAGTTTTCATAAACCACACACTTGCGAACACTGCCTTATGTACGACCAAGTGGCAGGAGGGTGCAAGGAACAGGCGTCACCTAATTGGGGGGGGCAAATATCGCCATTCACTCCTGTTTGCCAGTGCTACATTTCGACAATGGCCGTGTATGCTAACAAAAACAGAGCAAAGCGATGGCGCAAGGTACGCACACTGGATGATATGTGCGACCCCACCGCAAGGCTTTATTAACTTTCAAATAACTATGAATAGAGAAGAATTAAAAGATCTTTATGGAGATGAAATTTGTGAGTTGTGCTTCAAAAATTTCTTTACTAATAGAGCAGCCCCTGAAACACTTTGTGAAGGTCGATATTGCGAAGACGCAGAAGAAGACTTCGCAGATGAACATAATATAGAATTGAAGGATTGATTATGAATAGAGAAGAAGCGAAAATTATTTTACCCTTTGTGACAGCACTTGCAGAGGGCAAGACTGTCCAATATTGTGACGATTATGAAAAAGATATATGGAGGGATCTTGAAAATGTCAACATCCCTGGTATTTTGAATAGACCTGAATACTACCGCATCAAGCCCGAGCCGACCTATCGCCCGTTCAGGGACGGTGCGGAGTGTTGGGAGGCCGTACAGAAGCAGGAGGCCTTCGGGTGGGTTAAACTCAAAATTGACCCACTTAATATGACAATCGGAATTGCCGAGGTCAACAAGTGCAACGTGTTCTTGTCAGGCTCTCGCTTTGAAGCTCCGTTTGACTACAAGGAAGCATTTGAAAAATTGATTTTTGCGGACGGTGAACCGTTCGGCATGAAGGAGGAGTGATTATGATAGACAATAAGAAAATAGAAGATGCTGCAAAGTCATTGAGAAAAGATTTCAATGATGATGTAACACAAGGATTCCTTGTTGAGTTCGGATTTGAAAAAGGTGCTAAGTGGGCTATCGACGAGTTCTTGAAGGACTTGTGGCATCCTTTTAGTGATAAGCCCCATGGTTCCTTTCCGATTCTATTGGAATATGAAAAAGGAAAATACTACGTAAGTTATTTCGATAAAAATAAAGATGGTTGGAGTAACGAGAGAATTATTCGTTGGCTCAATATTGATGATTTACTGCCAAAATAAGTAGGTGTATGAATGGACTATTATCAATGATTGGTATGCAAACTGAATTGGAATATCAAATGGAGGATTTTCCTTTTAGGATTCCACGTATTAAATTTAATACTCCAAAAGGTTATAGACCTTCTGATAGGCAGAAACGCCAACCAAAAGTGCAGCATGAGTTCACTATCAAGGGTGTTAAGATTATGGCAGCTTCAAGGAAAGATGCTATAAAGAAGTATAATCATCGTAAAAAGTAAAGCGTATGAAAAAGAAATATGAACTAACAGAAATCACTATCGAGTTTAATTGTCGAATATTACACCGAATCAAGGCTCTTAGAGACTTCGCTGATGTCAAGGCAGGAGACCTTGGTGGTTGGATAGAAAGTGAGGAAAACCTGTCACATACAGGCAGTGCTTTTGTCTATGGAGATTCCAAGGTCTGTGACCGCGCCAAGGTCAGTGGTAATGCTAAGGTCAGTGGTAATGCTAAAGTTACTTGTAATGCTAAGGTTGATGGGGACGCTATAGTCTTCGGCGATGCTTATGTTAGTGGTAACGCTTGGGTTTCTAACGAAGCAAAAGTCTATGACAATTCTCGTGTCTATGATAGTGCTCGTGTCTTTTGCAAAGCTTCGGTCAGTGGCGATTCACGTGTCGGTTATAATGCCTGGGTCTTTGGTAATGCTTGTGTTTTTGGTAATGCTTATATTTTTGGCAATGCTAATGTTAGTAGCAATTCCGATTACATCGTCTTCAAAAACTTTTGGAGCAGTGGCCGATATTTCACATGGACTCGTTCCAACAACATGTGGAAAGTTGGATGCTTCTATGGCACAGGCGAAGAATTGATAAAGAAAGCCTGCGCCGCTGCAAAAAATCCTTTGTAAATGGGAGATGCGTGAAGTTATTGGAAACATATGTAAAACATTTCCATATATATTTATAGTATATTACTTTTTCTTATTACCTTTAGTGAAATCATGATAGATGATTTTAC